ATGCCTAATTTAGGGGATATGTTCCCTTCAAATTTTGCCCAAGTTTTTGCATCACATCACCAGCTTTCTGTTGGTGATGTGATTTATCTCTTCTGTGATTTTACAACCCCCGAAAAGCACAAGTTCATGGTGGTTTGTTGCTGCGAGCCGTTGCTTGTTTTGCTTATCAACTCTGAAATTAGTGATTACATTCAGGCTAGGCCCGCATTACTACAGTGCCAAGTAGACTTGCTTGAGGCTGATCACCCTTTTCTTGAGTGGGACTCGTTTGTTAATTGCATCGAAGCGCATCAGGCTTTTGATTTGGATGCAGTGAGAGAACAGATTACCATCAACTACACTGAGACATACAAAGGACGCGTTGCTAATTATTGCCTACGATCAATATATGAAGCCGTTCAAATGTCAGAAACGATGCTGCGTAAACACAAGCGATTAATTGTCGAGGCAATGCAGTCCTTTGTTTAACCCCGCCGAATGGCGAGGTTAAGTCTAATTATTTGTATTTTTTGCTAAAGTTGTAACATTCCCGTCGTACTCTTTCAAATAAGATCCGTAATGCCTGAAGAGCATTTCCGGCCCCTTATGCCCCATCTGTCCGGCGAGCCAGAAAAGGTTGGCGCCCTGGCTGATGTGGCGTGTCGCGAAGGTATGCCTGGTCTGGTATGGGTTACGGTATCTGATTCCTGCTTTACGTAATGTCGGGACCCAAGCTTTCTTGCGGATTGCGTCTGCGCTGGCCCACGGCTTATTCGTTTTAGGATCCTCGAAAATAGTGGTATCTTTCATGAAGGTGAAAGTCTTCTGATTCACCAGCACTGCCATAGCCACATCGTTAAGTTCTACTTTACGTGTACCTGCCTTTGTTTTAGTTCCCTTGATAATGCCTACCACACTTGCGTTCTGAACGTGCGCAGTCTTCCCGATGAAGTCGATATCGCGCCAGCGCAGTGCGCATAATTCCGAACTGCGCAAACCCGTCTGGATAGCGAACATAAACAGATTTTCCCACTGCTTATTACCGGCAGAGAAGAGGAGGGCATTTACTTCGGCTGGTGAAAGCGGATCAACAACATAGTCGCTCTCTGCAGTTGATTTGTCGCTTTGATACCGTGATGCCGTTACCAGTGATACCGGGTTGAGCTGGAGCACGCCATCTGTTACAGCCTCATCAAGAGCTGAGCGCAGGAAAGAAAGTTGATTGCGAATTGTCTTTAGCGTGGTGGTGCGGCTCTGGATCCATGCTTTCATCGCCGCCGGCGTCAGCTCGCTTGCAGGCAGTGAATGAAGGGCTACCAGAGCGCTACGACATTTTTTATAACCGCCGATGGTGGATGGCGAAAGTTTTCGCGTTTCACAGATGTTGATGTATTCGTCCAGGTACATTTTTATTGTCTTGCCGGCGGCTGCATTGCCAAATAATTTTAACCGTGCGGATCGCGGGAAATATTCTGCATAAACGAATGTTCCACGTTCGATTTGGTTATGAATTTCGCCGAGAGTCCGCTCGGCGTATTTCAGGTTCTTGCTGCTCACTTCTAAATTGGAAAGGGGCTCTCTGCATTTCACCCCTTTATAAGTGAACGTGATATTAATGGTTTCACCCTGGCTGTGCTTCCTGATGGTCACGCCGCGCGGGAGTTTAGGCGACTCTTTCTTGCCCATTTAGCTACCTCACTTAGATCAATCCATCTCTCCTTAACGCCTTCCACCTTCAGAACTTGAACACCTTCACGCCAAACTCCACGCTGTAAGCGCTTATTAATGGCATCAATGCTCTCACCAGTTTCATTGCAATAAGCTGAGATAGGGACACAATCGAGGTTCAGCATAGTTTCCTCCATTACCCCGGCTGCACCCGGGTAGTAATATCAATTATCAGCAATTTGTAAGGACATAACGCAAAACATCTTGTTTTTATTGTTTTGTCTCAAACAAAATTATTAAGTATTTACAATAAGCATTTTTTTGCTAGAATTCAGCCACCTCTGGAGAGGCAGTGAAATTGTTTCGCATATCTTATAAAAGAGCGTTCCTTTGCCATGCTAGGTTTAAGGTGCTGTAAAGAACTCTTTTTTAAGTAACCCTGGTGAGTAGTAGCCTTACTCATGCTTCACTTGCAATCTCTCCAGTAATGGAGGGTTATCAGTGCAGGGCTACGCGTTACGGCAGCTGATAAGACCTTGCCCCGTTATAAGGGGTTTAAACATGGCGCTAATGCTTGTATTTAAAGCAATCTATCACCTAGCGATGTTTGCTTGGTTGGTCTACCAATTTTACAACATTTGAAATCACGTCTCGGTTGCGGGGGCTACCCGCACCCACCTATCTTTTCGAAAATTAAACCCCTGTGGTGCCGGGGATTTAATAAAGAACAGTTTCAAGTTGGACAATACGCCGAACAAAACATATTTCATCACTGTTCAGTATGCTTTTACGCACACTCAAGTGTTGTTCACCCTTCATACAGCACGCATTTAAGCTCAAACGCCACCGCCCGTTAGTTTATCCACACATCATAGAAGAGCACCCGCTAGAGGAGCTGCCAGTGCTATTGGGTTATGAGCCCGTCACCCGGTGATGCTCTCATATGTTGTGTAAAAAAGGGCGGTACCAGCCATCAAGGGATAAAAAACTGGCATCGCCAAACAACCACTACGCTTGCTTTTATGATTACGGTTGTGAGCCAGCCGCTGCTCTTCTGGTTGTCATCGTGCGGCTGTAATTCACCACAACTCGAAGCGCACTACGCTGCTTTCACTCCTGTCACCCATAACTGGTTTGAAGGATTGCGCTTCCATGTTCTGTGCCTGTCTTTTCACCACTTCAGGCTCGGTGGATCCTGCTATTCCCCAACAACAAGGATTCGGTTAATCTGGATATCCCCAACGACATTAAAGGATTAACGATGTTAAGAATCGATTATGAAGAGCGTCACATGCCGCCTTATAAGCGACCTGAACCGCCGAAACCGGACGATGACTGAGGTGTAAAATGACTCTGGACGATTTGCATTTTGATATCACTTATTCATTTTTTATCGAAAAAATGAACTTTACCCTTCTAAATCGAATTGATAAGGGTATTACTCTTTCGCTAATTGTCCTTGGTTGTTCAGTCTTCGCACCATTCAGTAATATGTTCGTCTTCGGTCTCTTTGTGGCTGTGCTCTCCGTTCTACAATTGGTCTATCAATTTGGTCAGGAAGCTGGCTTATCAAAGGAGCAAATGAGGCAGTACAAAAGATTGTTGGTTGAATTCTCAATACTTCCTGAGGAAGAGCTGCGAACAAGATTCTTAAAAATACAGGATGCAGATAGCAACCCTTGGCGATCCCTTCAGGATGCAGCCTTTAAACGAACTTGCATTGCTCTCGGACGAAGCGATGATACGAAACTGTCCAAATTGCATTGCGCCATAGCTTGGCTTGCGGGAGACCTTCCTCGCAGCCTAAAGGACAAAAAAAATGACAAAACCAATTGAGCCGTTTCATGTGCCTCCTCATCCTCGACCGCCAGCTCCGAAGGGTGTGCGTTAAAATGGATAACATTTTGACTCACCAGGATAGACATGATCATCTTCCTGTAAAACCACGCCCACCTGTTCCTCCGGGGAAGTAGTTCAATTTGGGGCATCCAGATTGTTAAAGAGCAAGCGTCCTGCAGGGCGCTTTTTTATTGCCAGCAAATCATCCCATCTTCATATGCCTGGGGCGGCTACTGCATGGGCGTCCTGCCTGTTCGCTTTCCTTAATTAAATCTAAAATAACTTAGACTGAAGGTCAAGCAGAAAATCTAAGTTAATTTAGATTTTCTGAGGGGAATGGTAATTATTTGCGGCGCATCATGCGGCGGTGTTCAACAACCACCCCAACGATATGAATCTTTTCTTTTGCAGAATTGCGGATAGCGTAGTCTTCATTCAGTGGCACGAGTTCAAATATTTCTTCGCCAGTTTCACTGATTCCGCGTGCACGGTATTTTTTAAATGTAGCTTCGTCACCGCCGTTTTTTGCGACAACGTAATCGCCAGGGCCTGGGTGTAGCTCAGGATCCACAATAATTACATCACCTTCAACAAAGTCGGGCTCCATTGACTTTCCTTTGACCTTGAGGGCAAAGGTTGAATGAGAGTGAAACTCTGACGTCAAAATATACTCCACCGTGCCATCGATATTTCTGGCGTCGCACTCAGGTGACCAAGCTCCAGCCTGGACATAACTGATGATTGGAACTTGCTGCGCTGCTATTGGTGCAGGCCCAATGTTAGCCTCGTCCTCCCGGCCATATAACAGGAATCCTTCAGTTACACTGAGATATTGAGCAAGTTTTGTCAGCGATTTACCGCCCGGCACGTTCAGATCTCTCTCCCAGTAGCCAATCGTTACATCAGAAACTCCAAGCGCTTTACCCAATTGGCCTTGAGTAAGCTTTCTCTGTTTCCTTAACTCCTTTAACCGCGTGCCAAGTGTTCCCACGATTCAAACCCTTAGAAATGAAAACCTAAGTAATCTTATTTTTTATTGACCTAAAAAAGATTAGATAATAGTATCTAAATATTCTTAGGAGGATATTATGACCACAACCGAACTTGAGCAGTACTTCGGTTCGCCAAACAAGGCGGCTGAATTTTTTGGGGTATCGCCAGAAGCCTTTTATCAATGGCGTACTCGCCCGGGCCAACTGATTCCTAAAGGTCGTGCAGCTGAAGCTGCTGCACGTACTAAAGGAAAACTCAAATTTGACGCTTCGCTTTATCAGAAGCGTAACGAGAAAGCGGCATAGCAGAAACCACAGAATTAAGGGGTTAACCGTGGGTAATCAACATTGGCAAGCAGAGAAACAACCGGCCTGGCTGGTGGCTGCAATTAAGCGAACGATTTCCAGTCTTCCTGGAGGTTATTCAGAAGCGGCGGAATGGTTGGGAGTAACAGAAGATGCGTTGTTTAACCGCCTGCGCAGTGGCGGCGATCAGATTTTCCCAATGGGCTGGGCGATGGTTCTCCAGCAGGCCAGCGGCACCAAGCACATCGCGGATGCGGTTTCGCGCCAGTCGAACAGCGTCAACGTTCCGCTGGTGGAAATTGAGGATGTGGATAACGCCGATATTAATCAGCGCCTGATGGAGTCTATTGAGTGGATTGGTAAACACTCAACATACGTTCGCAAGGCTACCGCTGATGGCGTGATTGACCAGGCCGAACGCGAGCAAATCGAAGAGAACAGTTATCAGGTCATGCAGAAATGGCAGGAGCATTTAACGCTGCTGTATCGCGTTTTTTGTGCGGCAGAAAAGAATGACGCCCGCGAGTGTGCAGCTCCGGGCGTCGTGGCGTGTCGTAACAGTGGAGAAACTAACGCATGAACAGTTTAACGGCAAAGAACCGCTTACCGCAACTTCGGATGATCCCGGTGCCGGGCCTTCCGCTGTTTCGGTATGAACGCAGAGTAGCAAACCGCTGGGTGGCATGTAACCACAGCCGCGCCACTGCAATCGTGGGTGTGTACTACCGGAGGGCAAAGGCCTTATGCGCGAACTCGACCGCTGGTTTAAAGACCGCCGGGGGATCCCCGTTCGTGTCATCCGCTGGGAACCAGAAGCGCAGCGCGTTATATACCTGCGTTCTGGCTACCCACACGAGTGCTCAAGTCCACTCCAGGTCTTCAAGAGCGATTTCAGGGAAATTGAGGTAGGTCCAGATGAGCATGGAATTAATGGTCAGAGCCATGAAAGCAAAAGTGGGTAACCCGCTGCGCAAGCTCGTGCTGATCAAACTAGCCGATAACGCCAGTGATCAGGGCGAATGCTGGCCCTCCGTTCCCTATATCGCAGAGCAATGCGAGATATCTGAGCGCTCAGTGCAAAACCATATCAAACAGCTGGTTGTGGATGGTCTGGTATCGGTTGAAGTCCGCAAGGCGGCCACAGGTCTGAACCGAACCAACGTCTACAAACTCAACCTTCCCAGTGGTGCAAATGCTGCACCCTCTGGTGTACGTCCTGCACCGGGTGGTGAATCTCCTGCACCAGGTGGTGAATCTGCTGCACCGGTTAGTGGTGCAGGAGCTGCACCCGGAACCAGTCAGTTCTCTGAACCAGTCAATGAACCAGTCAATGAAAACTTATTTGATCTGGCCTGGGCGTTATATCCAAAGCGGGCAGGTGGTAACTCGAAAAGTGCTGCGCTGAAAGCCTGGGATGCCCGCGTTCGTGAAGGGGTGCCGCCTCTCGTCATGCTGGAGAGTGTGAAGCGCTATGCCGGGTTTGTTGCTCAAACAGGCAAGACCGGTACCGAGTTTGTCAAACAGGCCAAAACCTTCTTCGGCCCTGACATGCACTACGAAGACGACTGGATGGTTCCAGCCAGTTCCGGCATCAAAGAGGATCCGCTTTTTAAATCCAGCTATGTCGGCACCGACTATTCGCAGGGAGCCAAAGGCTTCCGGGTGGTGAACGGATGAACATCGAATCAGAAGTTTTGCAGTACGCGCTGGATAACCCAGGCTGCAGCACCCGGCAGGTTGCCAATGTTCTGACTCATAGCTCGTTTCGCACGATCAGCCGCTGCCTATTCCGTTTTCACAACGAGGGGAAGCTCAAGCGCGAGGTTCATAACGACACGACGATTGTGTATTACCCCTGCGAAGACTTCGTCAAAACAGAAACCGCAGCAACTGCTGCTTCCTACGCAGACACAGTGAAGACCCTGACTAATTTAGAAAATTACGCCATCGAGCTGGAGAGGAAGGGGTTTTACCTGCGTGCCGCCACGGTATGGCTTAAGGCTTTCGACCTGTCTCCAGCGAATAAGGATTGGGAGCGTTACGTCAAACGACGTGCATCATGCCTCAAGCAGGCCAAGAAACGCTGCGTAACAGACGCATGTTTGCTGGCAGGCCATTACATCGGAGAAGAGCAATGACCAATAAATACTGCCGGGACCTGGCCGAACTGCGCAGCCGGCCGTTGCACGAACTGAAGGAAGTCGGCGACCAGTGGCGTACGCCGGATAACATTTTCTGGGGCATCAACTCCATGTTTGGCCCGTTCGTTCTGGACTTGTTTACCGACGGCGAGAACAGCAAATGCGAAGCGTACTACACCGCTGAGGACAACGCGCTGGTGCAGGACTGGTCCGCCCGGGTGTCAGAACTCAACGGCGCCGCTTTCGGGAACCCGCCTTACAGCCGCGCCAGCATGCATGAAGATGATTACATCACCGGTATGCGTTACATCATGCAGCACGCCAGCGCGATGCGTGACAAGGGCGGTCGCTTTGTCTTCCTGTTCAAGGCTGCAACCAGCGAGGTATGGTGGCCTGAAGATGCCGATCACGTTGCGTTTATCCGCGGCCGCATTGGTTTCGATCTGCCGATGTGGTTTGTGCCAAAAAACGAAAAGCAGGTGCCGTCCGGAGCGTTCTTCGCCGGTGCGGTCGTCGTATTCGACAAGACCTGGCGCGGCCAGGCAATGAGCTATATCAGCCGTAAGGATCTGGAAGCGCGAGGGGATGCATTCATGGCGCAGATCCGCCGTGAAGCTGAGCGCCTGATTAAGCATGATGATCCGCATGGGCAACCTCAGCAGCTTATTCCGGAGGCTCTCTCCCCGCAGGAGGAAACGCATGTTCCGGCCAGCCATGTGCTGGTGGATGAAGCTTCACCAGCAGTTGCTGAGCCAGAACTCCCGCTGACCAAGAAAGATATTCTGGAGCAAAGCGGTTTTAACTTCTGGGCGTGTGCATGTGCGGCGTTCGGCGACAAAGAGGAATACACATTCTCCGAATCGCGCTTTGCACACACCTGGGCGTCTGATTCAGTGGCCAGCCCTGAATTCATTGTTGTGCCGCTCGAAACTATCGCACGGGCGGTAGCGCTGATAAGAGAAAATGTTGATCAGCAGCAGCTGATTACCTGGCTGGATCAGCAAAGCTTCGAGCATGACAACATCCGTAAAGACATGCAGGAGCGCCTGCTAATTCTGGCGCCAGAGATGATCAGCGAATATGGATTGGCGTGCGATGAGGTAGCCGCCATCCTCGAAACCATCCCCCGGCATCACTGGAACAATATTCGCTCTCTCAGGATCCGGTTCCGGATGCTGATGGATGAACGCAAAGCCGGGCTGAGTGAGGAGAAAGTAGCGTGAAAACCCTGAGCATGCGCCAGCAGGAGGTCTTGGCTCTGCTGGTCGATTACCAGAAAGAACACGGGTTCCCTCCAACCGTTGCTGAACTGGCCGATTTAATGGGCTGTCGCTCGCATAACTCGGCGCGGGACACTTTGCTCATCCTCCAGCGAAAAGGGGCCATCACGATCACCCCCGGCGTTTCCCGGGGGATCTCTATTACAGGGCAGCAATCTGAAGATGAAGCCATTGCGATAATTCGTGCGCTGCTGATCGGCGATGAAAGGGCGCGGGAGCAGGCGCTTACATTCCTGGAGATCCGCGGGGTCGAGCTATGAAGCTGACCTTGCCATTCCCGCCGAGTGTCAATGCCTACTGGCGATCCCCAAACAGCGGCCCGTTGAAAGGCCGCACTCTCGTTAGCGCCAAGGGGCGGGCATTCCAGAGCGAGGCATGCGCGGCGATCATCGAGCAGCTGCGCCGATTACCGAAGCCCAGCAGTGCGCCGGCGGCGGTGGAGATCGTTCTTTTCCCGCCGGACGCCCGCCGTCGCGACATCGACAACTACAACAAAGCGCTGTTCGACGCGCTGACTCACGCGGGCATCTGGGAGGACGACGGCCAGATTAAGCGAATGCTGGTGGAGTGGGGGCCAGTAACGCAGAAAGGAAAGGTTGAAATCACGATCAGTAAGTACGAACCGGCGGGGGCAGCCGCCTGACAAGTGGAGAATCGCATGAATCAGTTAATCGTGAATGGTGCAGTGACAATGTCCAGCCGGGAAATTGCGGATCTGGTACAGAGCAAACACAGTGACGTTAAACGCTCAGCGGAGCGCCTCGTTGCTGGTGGCGTTTTGACCGCGCCATTGGCGCAGTTCGATTTTGAGCACAATGGCAACGTTTATCAGGAGTACCGGTTCAACAAACGTGATTCGCTGGTCGTGGTCGCCCGGCTGTCGCCAGAGTTTACCGCAGCGGTTGTCGATCGCTGGCAGGAACTGGAGGAGGGGCGGGATATCAGCGTGCCCCGATCTTTACCTGAGGCGCTGCGCCTGGCGGCAGATTTGGCCGAGCAAAAAGAGCAGTTGACGCTCCAGCTTGCAGCTGCCGCACCGAAGGTTGAATTTGTCGATCGCTACTGCAGCGCCAGCGGCTCAATCTCATTCCGCCAGGTAGCGAAACTGCTTAAAGCCAAAGAGACTGAGTTCCGCCTTTTCCTGATCGAGAACGACATCATGTATCGGCTCGGTGGGGCGCTGACGCCGCGGCACCAGCATATCGATGCAGGGCGCTTTGAGGTTAAAACGGGGACTTCGACTACTTCAAACCACGCTTTCAGCCAGGCGCGCTTTACGGCTAAAGGGGTGAGGTGGATCGGCGGATTGTGGGCAGAGCATATCGCTAAAGGGGAGGCTGCGTGAGAGCGTTATTAAGCCCTGTCGTCGTAAAAGAGTTCGGGATCGTGGCTTTTCGGCCCGGTCCTGAGCTTATGCCGCATTTCCAACGTGGCCGCATTCTTCTGGAGAACGAGCCGGAGCGCCTGGCGGGTGTTCCAACCGGGGAGATCCCGGCGGCGCGGCAGCCGCTGGCGGAGGACCCGGCAATGATGCCCGTGTTTGAGCATGCCGATGTGATTAAGCGGGCTGGTGGCCTGTCATGTCTCGAAGCCTGGCTGATGCGGGAATCTGGCTGCCAGTACCGGCACAGCGACTATCACCACCACGAAATGGTCACCATGCGGCATTCGCCCGGCGTACTGCGGCTGTGCTGGGCCTGCGATATCCGGGTGCGCGAGCAATTTACTAACGAACTGGCGGGCATTGCGCGGGAGAACCTGGTAGCCTGGCTACTATCGGTTGTTCGCGGCGGGCTTGGTTTCGATGATTCGCACGCCGTGACTCTGCCAGAACTGTGCTGGTGGTTGACGCTCAACAAGCTGGTGCATGCCATCCCTGAGACGTTGGCGCGTAAGGTCTTGCGTATTCCGGCAGAGAAAATGCAATCGGTGACGCGTGAGGCTGACATTGTGCCGTCGGTACCGCCCACCAGCATTGTAGAGGAGGCGGTTAAAAAGGTGCTGGCGCTGCAGGTGGATCCTGAGACGCCCGAATCCTTCATGTTGAGGCCAAAGCGTCGACGCTGGCAAAACGAGAAATACACCCGCTGGGTAAAGGCGCAGCAGTGCGCATGTTGCCAGAACTCGGCAGACGACCCCCACCACCTGATCGGCCACGGCATGGGTGGCATGGGCACCAAAGCGCATGATTTATTCGTGATACCGCTGTGCAGGGCGCATCACGATGAGTTGCACGCTGACGCTGTGGCATTTGAAGCGAAGTACGGCACGCAGCCGGAGCTGCTGTTGAAAACCTTAGACCGGGCGCTGGCCATCGGTGCACTGGCGTAATTTAGTGGAGAGAGTTGATGCGTGATATTCAGAAGGTCATGGAGTTGTGGGGCGGGTGGGCTGCAAGTGATAGCTCAGGCGTGGATTACTCACCGATAGCTGCTGGATTTAAGGGATTGTTGCCGCAAACGGGCAAGTACCGGTGACCTGCTCCCCGTTGATTAGTACACCCCGATGTTAGTAATGTCTTCATAAGCCACATGAGGACATCCCCATGAAGAAGCGTTTTTCCGACGAACAGATCATCAGTATTCTCCGCGAAGCCGAAGCTGGGGTACCCGCCCGTGAACTCTGCCGCAAGCATGCCATTTCCGATGCCACGTTTTACACCTGGCGTAAGAAGTATGGCGGTATGGAGGTGCCTGAAGTTAAGCGCCTGAAGTCGCTTGAGGAAGAGAACGCCAGACTCAAGAAGCTGCTTGCCGAAGCCATGCTGGATAAAGAGGCGCTTCAGGTGGCTCTTGGGCGAAAGTACTGACGACAGACCAGAAGCGGGAAGCCGTGATGTTGATGTGTGATGCGACCGGTCTGTCGCAACGTCGTGCCTGCAGGCTTACAGGTTTATCCCTGTCGACCTGCCGCTATGAGGCTCACCGTCCGGCTGCTGATGCGCATTTATCAGGGCGCATCACTGAGCTGGCACTGGAGCGCAGGCGTTTTGGCTACCGTCGTATTTGGCAGTTGCTGCGCCGTGAAGGGCTTCATGTTAATCATAAGCGCGTGTACCGGCTTTATCACCTCAGTGGCCTGGGCGTAAAACGCAGAAGACGTCGTAAAGGGCTGGCAACAGAACGTCTGCCGCTGCTCCGTCCGGCGGCGCCCAATCTGACCTGGTCGATGGATTTCGTCATGGACGCACTTTCCACCGGTCGCAGGATCAAGTGTCTTACCTGCGTCGATGATTTCACAAAGGAATGCCTGACGGTCACTGTTGCCTTTGGGATTTCAGGCGTTCAGGTCACGCGTATTCTGGACAGCATTGCACTGTTTCGAGGCTATCCGGCGACGATAAGAACTGACCAGGGGCCGGAGTTCACTTGCCGTGCACTGGATCAATGGGCCTTTGAGCATGGTGTTGAGTTGCGCTTAATCCAGCCGGGCAAGCCAACGCAGAACGGATATATTGAGAGCTTTAACGGACGATTTCGCGATGAATGTTTGAATGAGCACTGGTTCAGCGATATCGTTCATGCCAGGAAAATTATTAATGACTGGCGGCAGGATTATAACGAATGCCGCCCGCACTCCACGCTGAATTATCAGACACCGTCTGAATTTGCAGCGGGCTGGAGAAAGGGTCATTCTGAGAATGAAGATTCCGACGTTACTAACTGAGTGTTGTATCTAATCGTGGGGGCAGGTCACTACCTATGCCTAGTAAATGGAATTTTGTACAAATAAATGCCGCTAGATCCTTATTAGGGCTGGGTGTTGAGGTTCAGGAAAGTAATAGCCATGTTTTGAGTATTCTTGACAAATATAATGAAACTATCGCAGCTTGGAAAAATGTTTCGGACTGTTGGATTATGTGTGATTCTAGTTTTGCTAATACAGATATAACCTCAAAATTTAAAGACCTAGAGAAACTATTTAGTGAATATATCGGAGGGAACAAGGATAAGAACACTATTCAATCGAAACTAAAGGAAATTCTAGATGCAGAATTCATATTCTAAATCTTTTTTATTAAGTAATTACAATCAGTTGGGTCCTCTTTAAGGGGGGCCCACCACGAGGCGGCGGGCACGCGGAAAACGGCTAGTTTTCGTGATCCAGGGTCATCATCATCATGTGTATAACTGTATGATTTTTAACAGTGCCGTTTTGCAATGATGTCGAATCGTTCAAAAAGTGTTCACCATCATGGACCAGGAACTCTCCACCCTGAAGCTGAACATTAATCAGCTGGCAGGGATCACCGGCGTTCATCGCCAGACCGTTGCCGCCAGGCTTAAGCAACTCGAGCCTGCGCTGGGCAGTAATAACAAACTCAAACTCTATCTCATCACCGATGTGCTGACCGAGCTGATGGCGCCCGTCGTCGCGTCCAGCGCCGAAGATATGACGCCCTCGGACAGGCTCGCCCACTGGAAAGCGGAAAACGAGCGGCTCAAATTCGAGCAGGATACCGGCCAGCTAATCCCGGCTGATGAGGTGGCCCGTGAATTTTCTGTCATGGCAAAAGCTGTGGTGCAGGTGCTGGAAACGTTGCCGGACATTCTGGAGCGTGACTGCGCCATGAGCCCCTCGGCTATCAGTCGGGTACAGAGTGTTATTGATGACCTTCGCGACCAGATTGCGCAGCGCGTTCTGGACGCAGAACCGGAGGAGGACGAGCCAGAGGAGGACTGATGGCGAAGCGGGCATCTGCCCGGGGGATCCGCAAGGATATCCCTGGAATACTTCGTGCCCCACGCCGCATGCTGGTGGCCGATGCAGTCAGTAAATTTATGCGCGTGCCAATGGGCGCCGGTAACTCCGTTCCCTGGGATCCGAACCTGGCTCCGTATGTACTTGAGCCAATGAACTGCCTGGCGTCGCGCGAGTATGACGCAGTGGTGTTTGTCGGCCCGGCGCGAACGGGGAAGACTATAGGCCTGATTGACGGGTGGGTGGTTTATAACGTGGTCTGCGACCCGTCTGACATGCTGATTATTCAGATGACAGAGGAAAAGGCCCGCGAGCACTCGAAGAAACGACTGGATCGCACGTTCCGTTGCAGTCCGGAAGTGGCAACCCGCCTGAGCCCCCGCAGGAACGATAACAACGTTTACGACAGGACTTTCAGGGCAGGTAACTATCTCAAAATAGGCTGGCCGTCGGTCAATATCATGTCCTCGTCGGATTACAAGTGCGTCGCCCTTACTGATTACGACCGCTTTCCAGAGGACATAGACGGGGAAGGTGATGCATTCTCTCTGGCCTCCAAACGTACCACCACGTTTATGTCGTCCGGCATGACGCTGGTGGAGAGTTCGCCAGGCCGGGACATCCGCGATACGAAGTGGCGCCGGAGTTCGGCGCATGAAGCCCCGCCGACAACCGGCATTCTGTCCCTGTACAACCGCGGCGACCGCCGCCGCTGGTACTGGCCTTGTCCGCATTGTGGTGAGTATTTCCAGCCTGAGATGACGGCAATGACCGGTTATCGGGAAATCAGCGATCCGGTAAAAGCCAGCGAAGCGGCCTGTATCCATTGCCCTTCCTGTTCCGGGGTGATCACCGCCGGTCAGAAACGCGCCCTGAATATGAAAGGTGTCTGGCTGCGAGAGGATCAGCAGATCGACAGCAGCGGAACAATAACGGGTGCCGGACGGCAGTCACGAATCGCGTCGTTCTGGATGGAAGGCCCGGCAGCTGCATATCAGACATGGGCCCAACTCGTTTACAAACTGCTGACCGCTGAACAGGAGTACGAAGCGACCGGCAGCGAAGAAACGCTGAAGACGGTTATTAACACCGACTGGGGGCTGCCGTATCTCCCGCGTTCCAGCATTGAGCAACGCAAAGGTGATGAACTGCTGCAGCGCGCCGAACCGGTTGAGCGTCGGCGTGTGCCTGCTGGCGTCAACTTCCTGGTGGCGACCGTCGATGTGCAGGGCGGTAAAAACCGGCGATTTGTAGTGCAGGTAGTTGGCTATGGTGCCCACGGCGAGCGTTGGGTGGTTGACCGGTACAACATCATGCAGTCGATGCGCACCACACCTGACGGCGAAAGCTACCATATCGATCCTGCCAGCTACCCGGAGGACTGGGATCTGCTGCGCACCGATGTGCTGGAGAAAACCTGGGCGCTTGATGGCGAACCGGGCAAGCGAATGAGCCTGCTGGCAATGGCCGTCGACTCCGGTGGTGAGGATGGCGTTACCGACAATGCCTATGAGTTCTGGCGGCGCTGTCGCCGTGACGGTCTGCAGCGCAAAGTCTGGCTTTTCAAGGGTGACAGCCAGACCCGGGCGAAGCTGATTACTAAAACCTACCCGGATAACACCGGGCGTTCTACCCGGCGCGCGAAGGCAGCCGGTGATGTCCCTCTCTACCTTCTCCAGACCAACGCACTGAAAGACCGGATCAACAACGCGCTGTGGCGCGATGTGCCGGGGCCGAACTACGTGCATTTCCCTGACTGGCTGGGAGGGTGGTTTTACGACGAACTGACCTATGAGGAGCGATCAGCTGATGGGAAATGGACGAAGCCTGGTAAGGGGGCTAACGAAGCGTTTGACCTTATGGTTTACGCACATGCCCTGGTCATTCTTCATGGTTACGAAAAGATTAAGTGGCCTGATGCCCCTGAGTGGGCGCGCCGGGAGAGTTATCTGGTGGTTGAGCCATCGCCAGATGCGCCTGCAGTGGCACCGGTGCCGGTTGCAAAACCGTCAGTATCAGAGCCTAAGGCTACGAAACCAGCCCGTGAATCGGCATGGTCATCATCATCAGGAGGCTGGGTGTGAATCTCAATAATATTCAGGACATGGTCAGACGCTATACCGAAGCGGAAATGGCGATCCTGCAGGGCAAGTCCATAACGTTTAATGGTCAGCAGATGACCATGGAGAACCTGAGCGAGATACGGAAAGGCCGTCAGGAGTGGGAACGAAAAGAGGCTGCTGCTGTGGCTGCCGCATCCGGCAGGGGTGGCTCCTTTAAACTGGCGAGGTTCCCGCGATGAGTGCACTGGATAATCTGATAGGTGTGTTTTCTCCGGGCTGGAAAGCAGAGCGCCTTAAGTCGCGCCTGATGATCAAGGCATACGAGGCTGTAATTCCTACCCGGACGCACCGGGCAAAACGCGAAAACCGTTCAGCGAATCAGCTGACGCAGTTTGGCGGGCGCTCACTGCGCGAGCAGGCCCGGTGGCTCGACTGTAACCACGATCTGGTGATCGGCATCCTTGATAAGCTCGAAGAGCGCATCGTGGGGGCGAAAGGCATCATCGTTGAGCCACAACCCCTGATGAAAAACGGCGAGATAGCCGCTGGCGTTGCCAAACAGATCCGTGCCAAATGGGCGGAGTGGTCCGTTTCTCCGGATGTTACCGGCCAGTTTACCCGGCCAGTGCTTGAGCGTCTGATGTGTCGGACCTGGTTACGTGATGGAGAAGTGTTCGCGCAGCTGGTCAGTGGTACCGGTAATGGCCTGTCGCCTGTGGCGGAAATTCCTTTCTGGATTGAGGCGCTGGAACCCAACTTTGTGCCGATGGAGCGGACAGAGTCGGGGCAGAAGTTGTGCCAGGGCATTTACCTCAACGACTGGGGCCGTCCGACCAGATACATGGTCTACAAAAACCTTCCGGCAGAAGGTATGCGCCAGGGTGACACAAAGGATATTCAGGCGGAGAACATGCTTCACCTGAAGTTTATGCGGCGCCTGCATCAAATCCGGGGTAATTCACTGCTTGCCGGGGTGCTGATGCGTCTTTCTGCGCTGAAGGAGTACGAGGACGCCGAACTGACCGCTGCCCGCATCGCTGCGGCGCTGGGCATGTTCATCAAGAAAGGTGATGGTCAGTCGTATCCGGAAGACAGCGCGCAGGGCTCCCGGGAACTGAACATTGAGCCCGGCATGCTGTTTGACGATCTCCGTCCCGGTGAAGATATCGGGATGATCAAATCAGACCGACCAAATCCCAACCTCGAAACTTTCCGCAACGGGCAACTCCGTGCGGTGGCCGCCGGTTCGCGCGGTAGCTTCTCAAGTATTGCGCGTAACTACGACGGGACATACAGCGCGCAGCGCCAGGAGCTGGTGGAGTCAACCGAAGGCTACTTCATCCTGCAGGACGCATTCATCGCGGCGATCACCCGGCCGATGTACCGGGCCTGGCTCAAAATGGCGATCGCTTCTGGCGAGATCACGGTCCCGCCAAATGTGGATAAAGCCACGCTTTACAGCGCCGTGTTCTCCGGCCCCGTTATGCCATGGATTGACCCTGTCAAAGAGGCGAACGCCTGGAAAATTCTGCTCCGTGGTGGTGCGGCAACCGAAAGTGAATGGGTGCGCGCCCGCGGTGCAAATCCGGATGATGTGAAACGCCGCCGTAAGGCGGAAATTGATGAAAACCGTAAACAGGGGCTGGTGTTCGATACAGACCCGGCAAACGACAAAGGAGACACCAGTGTCGAGGAAACAAAACCGGGTAAAGAATCGCCCAAAAGCCCAGGCAAAAAATAGCTGGTTCCGTATGCAGGCCAGTTCGGAAAACGAAGCCGAAATCTATATCTACGACGAGATCGGCTACTGGGGGGTAACGGCGAAGCAGTTCGTCGCAAACCTTAAGGCGCTGGGCGACGTCACCCACATCAAATTACATATCAACTCCCCTGGTGGCGATGTCTTTGACGGTATCGCCATTTTTAATGCCCTGAAATTCCACGGCGCGGCGATCACCGTTTATATCGACGGTCTGGCTGCCTCAATGGCATCAGTAATCGCCATGGTAGGAAACCCGGTCATCATGCCGGAAAACACCATGATGATGATCCACAAGCCCTGGGGTTTTGCTGGTGGTGACGCTGATGACATGCGCGACTATGCCGACCTGCTCGACAAAGTGGAGTCGGTGCTGATCCCGGCCTACGCGCAAAAGACGGGCAAAAGCCCCGAAGAAATTGCGGCAATGCTGGAGGATGAAACCTGGATGAACGGCAACGAGTGTGTCGAGCTGGGTTTTGCTGACCAGGTGACACCTTCACTACAGGCAATGGCCTGTATCCATTCGAAACGTATTGAGGAATTTGAAAAGATGCCAAACAGCATTCGTAACATGATCACCCCGCCGCGCAACTCCACCCAGCGCGAACCAGTGAACCAACAGCCGCCAGCTGCTCCTACACTTAATGAGAGCGAAATTCGCGCTCAGGTTCTGGCAGAGCAAAAAGCCCGTATGAATGGCATCGGTGATCTCTTTGCCATGTTCGGCAACAAGCATATGGAACTGCAAAACAAGTGCGTTGCTGATCCGGATTGTTCGGTAGCACAGGCCAAAGACCTGCTGCTGGCTGAGCTGGGTAAAACCGCCACGCCTTCCAACAAAACCACCCAGCCACATATTCACGCCGGGAACGGTAACTTTGTCGGCGACGGGATTCGCCAGGCGCTGATGGCGCGTGCCGGCTATGAAAATGTGGAGCGCGACAACGTCTATAACGGTATGACGCTGCGCGAATACGCCCGCATGTCCCTGACTGAGCGCGGCATCGGGGTGTCCAGTTACAACCCGATGCAGATGGTCGGTTTTGCGCTGACGCACAGCACCTCTGATTTTGGCAATATCCTGCTCGATGTCGCCAACAAGGCACTGTTGCAGGGCTGGGATGAAGCGGCAGAGACCTTTGAGCTTTGGACCAAAAAAGGCCAGCTGTCCGACTTTAAAACGGCGCATCGCGTTGGCATGGGCGGCTTCCCATCGCTGCGTCAGGTGCGAGAGGGGGCGGAGTATAAGTACATCACCACGCAGGATAAGGGTGAAACTATCGCGCTTGCCACTTACGGCGAGATCTTCTCCATCACCCGTCAGGCCATCATCAACGATGATCTGAACCAGCTGACAGACGTTCCGATGAAGATGGGGCGCGCTGCAAAAGCAACAATCGGTGACCTGGTCTATGCCGTGCTGACCGGTAACGGGAAACTGTCAGATGGTAAGGCGCTCTTCCATGCTGACCATGCCAACCTTTCATCTGGCGCCATTAGCGTAGACAGCCTTGATAAGGCACGCCAGAACATGCGCAAGCAGAAAGAGGGTGAGCGTGCGCTGAATATTCGCCCTGCTTATATGTTGGTGCCGGTTGCGCTCGAGACGCTGGCCAACCAGACCATCAAGTCCGCCAGTGTAAAAGGTGCCGACATTAACGCTGGTATCAACAACCCTATCCAGAACTTTGCTGAAGTGATTTCAGAAGCTCGTCTCGATGATGCCGACCCGGCGGCCTGGTATCTGGCTGCTGCACAGGGCACCGATACCATCGAAGTGGCGTACCTCAATGGCATTGATGCCCCGTACATCGACCAGCAGGAAGGTTTCACCACTGACGGTGTTGCGACGAAAGTTCGCATCGATGCTGGTGTGGCGCCGCTGGATTATCGCGGTCTGGCTAAATCATCCGGTAAGTAATCACCCCGACATTGAACCGGCCCGAAAGGGCTTTTTTTATATCTGCAACATGGCCCCGATGGGGGCCATACGGAGAGCGCATGAAGAATTACGTACAGGATGGTCACACTATCGATTTGACCAACTCGGGTTCGGCGGTGATCGCCAGTGGCACGCCTGTTGTCGTGGGTGATGTCCTGGCGATCGCAATCGCTGATATTCCTGTCGGCGAAACCGGCACGGGTTTAACCAGTGGCGTAGTCCAGTTACCGAAACTGGCGGCGGATGATATCGCCCAGGGTAAAACCGTGTACTTCAAAAGCGGGAAAGTGCAGCTGGATGCTACCGGAGCGACACCGGCCGGGAAAGCCTGGCATGCTGCCGGTGCGAACGTTGCCGCTGTACTGGTTAAACTGAATGGCTAACCCCTTCGACGCGATGGTGGCCCGTATGGACGCGGCCACCGTCAATCTGATGTCGGATAAGGTCACGATCAACGGTGTCAGTTTTGATGCTGTTGAAAGCCAGTTTGTCGCAGAAATGGGGCCGCTGGTGGGGGATGGCCTTTCACTGGTGGTGTTCTCCCTGGCAGTGTCGCCACGCAAAGGCGATGCCATTCACTGGAAGGGCCAGGACTACATCGTTACCCGCAAACAGCTGTTCAACGGTAAGCCACAGATCTGGATTGAGTAATGGAGGTTCTATGTCCATTAAAGGGCTCGAACAGGCGATCGCTAACCTGGAAAGCATCAGCAAAACCGCCGTCCCACGGGCATCCTCTCAGGCGGTGAACCGTGTGGCTACCCGGGCGATCTCCCGCAGTACCCGTCAGGTTGCGAAGGATACCCGGGTGCAGCGGAAACTCGTCAATCAGCGTGCCCGCCTGAAGAAAGCCACGGTACGCAAACCGCAGGCCACCATTCGCGTTAACCGGGGCAATCTCCCGGCGATCAAGCTGGGCGTGGCCAGCGTGCGCCTTTCCCGGCGAAAACGTGACAAGGCTGGTGTCCGAAGCGTTCTGGTCATCGGGCGATTTCGCTTCCCGGGCGGATTCATCCAGCAACTCAAAAACGGGCGCTGGCATGTCCTGCGGAGAACCACCAAAAGCCGCTACCCGCTCGAGGTGGTGAGCATTCCTCTGGCGGTCCCGCTGACGGAGGCATTCAAGCAGGAAAGCACCCGCCTGACGGCCACCGATCTTCCAAAAGAGCTCTCTGCGGCCTTACGCAATCAACTGAGGATAATCCTGACCAAATGAAACATCCCCTGATCCGCCTGGCGGTTCTGGATGCGTTGAAAGCTGGCATTACTGACCCTGTAACGTGGTCTGATGGCCGTCCCGCTGTTCTTGAGTCCGAAGATCTCCCGGCTGTCGCCGTTTATATCACTGACGCGCAGTCCACGGAGGAATCCATCGACGAAGATATCTGGCGCGCCACGCTTCATATCGAGGTGTTCCTGAAAGCGAGCGAAACGGATACCGCGCTCGATACCTGGATGGAAAGCAAAATCTATCCCCAGCTCAATGCACTCCCCGGCCTTACCCCCTTAATCGAAACCATGTCTGCTCTGGGCTATGACTATCAGCGAGATGACGAAATGGCGACGTGGGGATCGGCTGATCTCAAATACTCAATTTCATACGTAATGTGAGGTAATCATGCCAACACCAAGCCCGCTTGAACCCGTAAAAGGGGCAGGCACAACGTTCTGGCTCTACACAGGTACAGGCGATCCCTATGCCAATCCGGCCAGCGATACTGACTGGACCCGCACGGCCAAAATCAAAGACCTGACACCAGGTGAACTGACCGCAGAGTCCTATGACGACACCTACCTTGACGATCCGAACGCAGACTGGGCCAACACAGCGCAGGGCGAGAAGTCAGCCGGTGAGGCCAGTTTCACTCTGGCGTGGAAACCGGGTGAATCCGGGCAGCAATCGCTGGTGGACTGGTTCTACAGCGGCGATGTGCGCGCCTACAAAATTAAATACCCGAACGGGACGATCGACGTCTTTAAGGGCTGGGTCAGCAGCCTCGGTAAAACCATCCCGGCGAAGGAGGTCATTACCCGCAGCGTGAAGATCAGTAATAACGGCAAGCCATCGCTGGCAGAAGAAAGCCGTATCCCGGCCGTGTCCGTCACAGGTGTAACGCTCGACAAGTCTATCCTCGCGGTTGCTGTCGGCGCCAAAAACACAATCAATATTACGGTCACGCCTTCCGGTGCTACTGATAAAACCTTCCGTGTAGCCTCGTCTGATCCGGCTAAAGCGACTGTAACCGCCAACGGTAACGTACTGACCGTGACGGGGGCTGCTGCAGGCACTGCTGAAATTATCGTGATGATGAACGATGGTCTGAAAGTCGCGATCTGCACTGTTACCGTTTCCTGACCGGCGGGGCGCTTGCCCCGTCATTTTTAATGGAGCACCCCATGAGTTTTCTGAAATCAGAGCCATTTACTTTTAACGGCAACACTATTGAGTTGTTTGAGCTGTCCGCGCTGCAACGTATCGAGCATTTGCAATACCTGGTGCTGGATGAGAAATCGCTGCCAAAAGACGAAGGGGAAGAGGGTTATCTTCCGTTACGGGTAGCCAGCAATATCCGGCGTGGTGCCCGGCTGATCGCGATGTCACTGTGGCAGGGAGACACCTCAAAGAATGTTGATTCTCTGCACCATGAAGTTCTGTCCGGATGGTCGCCAGCAATGATTGGTGCCGGAGAACACTTCGTTAAAAATCTCTCTGACATGCTGCCTGTACAGGAGCCAGAGCTGACCAGCGGTGAGGAAAACGCAGACCACGCAGCTGTGGATGAGGACGTGAGCGCGGAAAAGCGTTAGCCGGTGAGCTGAGTTTTGTAATGAAACTGGCGCAGGAGTTCCGGCGCCCGGACTGGCGCGCAATGCTTGCCGGCATGTCTTCGACTGAGCTGGCTGAGTGGGGGCGTTTTTATCAGAAGCAGTATTTTGAAAACGATTTGCTGGATGCGCATTTCTCCCGGCTCAGTCACCTGGTTGTGTCTGTGGTGTGCCCGGGAACTGAGCTAACCCCAATTAATTTCAGCCTTCTGAACCCGCCCGAGCCGGAAACCTTACCGATGGATGATGATGTGATGATGTTTGTGGCGGAAAGCCTGGGAGGAGTGCGCTATGGCACAGTCAGTGGGTGATCTGGTCGTTAACCTTGATGTTAATTCGGCCAAATTCACTGAGCAGGTGAATTATGTAAATAAGCAACTCAAAGGCACCGGCCAGGCTGCAAACGACGCTGCTCTTCAGGTCCAGAAATCTTTTACCCGCCAGGAATTAGCCGCAAAAAGAGCGGGTTTATCCGTCGGGCAATACAGCAATGCTATGCGCATGCTTCCTGCACAGTTTACGGATGTTGCCACGCAATTAGCCGGGGGGCAGAACCCCTGGCTGATCCTGCTTCAGCAGGGCGGGCAGGTGAAAGATATGTTTGGCGGGATTCGACCAATGCTGGTTGGCCTTGCCAGCTCAATCTCACCAGTAATGCTGGGTGTCGGCGCGTTAACAGCTGGTACTGCGGCGCTTATGTATTCGTATTATCAGGGTTCAGGTACGCTCTCTGAATTTAATAAAACGCTGACATTGAGCGGTAATACTGCTGGCCTCACAGCTGTTCGCATGCAGACCATTGCAGCTGCCGGAGAGAAAGCGGGGCTTACGTTTAACCAGACCAGCCAGGCACTGACTGCGCTTGTTAATGCAGGCGTTCGCGCGGGTGCTAACTTCGAAGAGCTTGCGATTTCGGTTGCGAAATTCACGGACGCATCCGGTCTGCCGGTCGATAAGGTGGCTGAAGCATTTGGACGCATGGTCAACGATCCGGCGTCAGGGCTGCTGGCGATGGCGCAGCAGTTTCACAATGTCACAGCTGAGCAGGTTGAATATGTTGCCGCTCTGCAGCGCTCAGGAAATGAAGCAGGGGCACTGCAGGCGGCAAACGAAGCAGCAACTGCCGGGTTCAACAAGCAGACTGCCAGCATCCACGAGAACATGGGGACGATTGAATCGGCCGCAGACTCCCTTAAAAATGCGTTCAAATCCATGTGGGATGCGGCACTGGATATTGGCAGGCCGGATACCTCTCAGGAAATGCTGAGCAAGGCAGAAGATGCCTTCAAGCGGGCTGATGAAATCTGGAATTTGCGGAAGGGCGATCGTTATGTCAACGATGAAGCGCGCGCCCGCTTCTGGAACGACCGTGAGACAGCCCGCCTGGCGCTGGATATGGCTCAGCAACAGGCCCGTAATTCTCAACTCGCCCAGGAAAGCGCTACCCGTGAGGCAGGAGTGGAAGCCGATCGCCTCAAATACGCGCAACAAGCCCAGGCGAATTACAGTAAAACGCAGACGGCTCTGGAGAAGTACACCGCTCGCCAGAGCGAGCTGAACAAAGCGTTGAAAGAGGGCAGGATCCTCCAGGCTGATTACAACATCAACCTGGCCGCGGCGAAAAAGGAATATGAGGACTCGCTTAAGAAGCCGACAAAAACCAGGACGCCGGGCGGAACGAAACTTACTGACAATACCAGCGCCCAGACCCTCGAGTTGCAAACCCAGCTGGAGGTATTACGCCAGCACTCTGTAATCAACGACAAGATTAGCCAGCAACGCCAGCAGCTATGGAAAGAGCAGGCCAGATTTACGATTCTCGAGCAGGCCGCCAAAACCCGCAACTTAACTGATGATGAAAAATCCCTCCTCGCCAGCAAGGACAAGGTGCTCGCCCAGGCGGAAATCAATGCCAGACTGGGCGATCAGATTGTCACCCAAGAACGTCTCAATCGCCTGCAGGACACCTCGCAGAAGTATGTCACTCAGATGAGCGAGAAAACGCGGGCGCTGGCAGAAAGTGCGGGTATGAGCAGCCGCCAGACCCAGCGACGCCTTGAGGAGGCGCAGCTGCTACAGGGCTGGAAAAATGCCGGAGGTAATGAGGGCGATCAGCAGTACCAGAACGAACTGAACGCGCTCAGGAATTATTATGGTGAACAGGACGCCCTCCGCCAGAACTGGCAGGCCGGCGCCCAAACGGCCTGGGCTGATTATGTTGACTCAGCTGACGATGCCTACGGGCAGGTGAAATCGCTGGCTGCCGCCACCTTTGATGGTATCAGCCAGAACATGGCCGATATGCTTACGACCGGTAAAGGTAAATGGTCAGATTTCACAAAATCCATTCTGTCGATGATGACGCAGATCCTCATTAAGCAGGCGATGGTTGGTTTGGTTGATTCAGCCTCGACAGCTCTGGGGTTTGCTGCTGGTGGATTTACTGGTTATGGCGGCAAAAATGACCCGGCCGGTGTTGTCCACCGGGGTGAATTTGTCTTCACCAAAGAGGCTACCAGCCGGATCGGCGTAGGAAACCTTTATAGCCTGATGCGGGGATATGCCAGTGGCGGACTTGTCGGAGGTGGCAAAGGCATTGTCACGCCTCTGGGGGTGAGTGTTTACGCCCCTGTGACGGTTACCCCTTCTCAGCAGGGCTCAGAAGCGAGCCAGACAAATAATGGCGCAGCCGCGAGGGCTTACCAGCAGGTAGTAGACCGTTCCATCAGAGAAGGGATCGCCCGGGAAAGCGAACCGGGTGGAATCATCTGGAATCTTAATAATGGGAGGCGCTAATGGCTATCGAAAAATTTCCCTGTTCCATTCAGTCGGCCAGCCAGCCAACCACGAAAAGCAAAGACTCCATCCGGAAAGCCCAGTTTGGTGACGGTTATACCCAGGTCAGTGGATCGGGGATCAATGACGAGACGTTGACCTATGAATATTCCTTTACTGGACCTCCGGAAAAAGGTCTACAGATTTACGCTTTCCTCAGGCGTCACAAGACGAAGTCATTTTCCTTTCAGCCACCGTTCGGAGAACTGGCCCTATGGCGCGTTGAAGCAGACAGCCTGCAGAAAGTAGTGAAGGGGAAAACCGTAATGTATATCTCTGCCACCTTTGAACAGGCCTTTGCTCCATGAGTCTTAATAACGATTATCAGAAGCTGGAACCGGGTAATGAAGTCCGTCTCTTTGAAGTCGATGGTACCGGGTTTGGCGTCTCAGACGTCATGCGCTTTCATTCCCACAATATTGCCCACACTTCCGCGGAAATTGAGGCGGCGGGAGGGGATGAGGCTAAGCTACCCGCCAAATCCATCTGGTGGCAGGGCCAGGAATATAAAGCATGGCCCTGCCAGATCACGGGCATTGAAGCATCCACCAGTGGCGGCAATGCTAAGCCTAAATTCTCGGTAGCTAATCTGGACAGTTCTATTACAGCCCTGTGTCTGGCATACGACGATATGCTGCAGGCAAAAGTGACGATCCATGACACCCTGGCGCACTATCTGGATACGAAAAACTTCCTTGGTGGCAATGCCACGGCCGATCCGACACAGGAAAAGCTGAAGGTTTTCTATATCGATTCAAAGAGCAGTGAAACCAACGAGGTGGTTGAGTTCACACTCTCCAGCCCGATGGATTTGCAGGGGCTGATGATACCTACGCGCCAGCTCCATTCTTTGTGTACTTGGTGCATTCGTAACAAATACCGCACTGGTGATGGCTGTGATTACGGCGGCACGCGCTATTTCGACAAAAACAATAAACCGGTCAGCGATCCTTCTCTGGACGAATGCAACGGCACTCTGTCCGCCTGCAAGCTTCGGTTCGGGGAAAATAACGAGCTTTCCTTCGGCGGGTTTCCGGGTACGTCATTGATTAGGAGTTAGCATGCGTAAAAAGATCGTCACGGCCATCATGGCGCACGCTGCGCAGGAATATCCGCGTGAGTGCTGCGGGGTGGTGGCGCAGAAGAGCCGGGTAGAGCGATATTTTCCCTGCCGCAATGTGGCCACGAACCCGGAGGACAACTTTGTGCTGTGCCCCGAGGACTACGCCGCCGCCGAAGAATGGGGGCCGGTGACCGCCATCGTTCACAGCCACCCCGATGCAACCACCCAGCCGAGCGAAACGGATAAAGCCCAGTGTGACCTGAACGGGCTGCCCTGGCATATCGTCAGCTGGCCGGAAGGTGACTTACGGACCATCATGCCCCGGGGAGAGATCCCACTCATTGAGCGGCCTTTTATTCTGGGCGTGTACGATTGCTGGGGTCTGGTGATGAGCTATTTCCGGCAGACGCACGGGATAGAGCTGCATGACTACCGGGTGGAATATCCCTGGTGGGAGGACGAGTACCCGGATAACTTTTATCAGGATTGCTGGTACGAGTGTGGTTTCCGTGAATTCGACGGCGCACCGCAGCCTGGCGATATGGTGATCATGCAGGTTCAGGCTAATAAGTGGAATCACGCAGGTGTCCTGCTGGAAGGCAATATGCTTCTGCACCATCTCTACGGACACTTAAGCCAGCGCGTGCCGTATGGCGGCTACTGGCAGGAAAGAACGATGAAGGTTCTACGCTACAAGTCTCTATGCTAACCTTTGATAAATTTCAAAGGAGCATGAAAATGAAAAAGTTATTCCTGATGCTTGTTATGGGGTTAGCAGGCTGCTCTGTGAATTCACTTGAATCTCAAAATCCTATTTTTTCTGAGCATACATCGAAGAGCCCCGAGCAGGTAAACAGATGCCTTGCTCCGAAGTGGGTGGAACTTCGTTCATCAAGTTCCAGCATTCCCACTGAGTCAGGTTACAAAATAACAGCCTCTGACGATATTTTCGGGGCACTTTCGGTGGTTAATATTGATAAATCAGAAACCGGCGGAAGCGATGTTAAGGTATATGCCGTCGCAAAAGGATGGAACGATCATTGGGCTACAGCGGCCAGAACATGCCTTTAACTAAATGAATTAAGTTAAGCCACCTTCGGGTGGCTTTTTTATGGAGAATGATGATGTCTGAGGTGATGACTAAAATTGAACTCGGCGGCATATTAGGAAAAACCTACGGAAGGGTTCACCATCGCTTAATACGTACAACCGCAGAGGCAATAAATTCTCTTACAAAAACAATCGACGGGATCGAAAAATTTTTAATTACCAGCAAAGCTCGTGGTCTTACTTATGCGGTTTTTAAAGATAAGAAAAATATCGGACATGACGATTTTGGCTTTCCGGTGACTGGCGAGGTTATTCGAATTGTGCCTGTTGTAATTGGCAGCAAAAAAGCTGGTGTCCTCCAAACAATCCTCGGCGCAGTGCTCGTGGTTGTTGGCGTAGCGGTTGGTTATCTTTCCGGCGGAACCCTCTCAGCAGTAGGCTATGGTGCGGCAAAGCTAGGCGCTGCCATGATGCTCGGCGGTGTAGTCCAAATGCTTACCCCTCAACCGACGGGCTTGGCCAGCAAACAGGATGCCGATAACCGGGCTTCTTATGCATTCGGCGGCGTAACGAACACCGCCGCACAGGGATATCCGGTGCCGTTGCTTTACGGTAAGCGCCGAATCGGCGGCGCGATCATTTCTGCCGGGATTTACGTCGAAGATCAGCAGTAAATTAAACCTTTCATTCAGGCCGCCTTCGTGTGGCTTTTTTTATGGGCGCAATATGGCAAACGCAACCGCGATCAGGGGCCGCAAGGGCGGCGGCTCGAGTTCCCGTACCCCCACAGAGCAGCCAGACGATCTCCAGTCGGTAGCAAAGGCCAAAATCCTGATAGCACTGGGAGAGGGCGAGTTTTCCGGTCAGCTTACCGGCAAAAATATTTTTCTGGATGGCACAGCGCTGGAGAACGCCGACGGCTCGCAAAACTTTAGTGGCGTGTCGTGGGAGTTTCGTCCGGGTACGCAGGCACAAACTTACATCCAGGGCATACCGGGTACCGAAAACGAGATCAGCGTGGGTACCGAAGTATCAAGCGCCACTGCCTGGACGCGCACGTTTACCAATACCCAGCTCTCAGCGGTTCGTCTGCGCCTGAAATGGCCCTCGCTGTTCAAGCAGGAGAACGACGGCGATCTGGTCGGGTACTCGATTAACTACGCGATTGACCTGCAGACCGACGGCGGCACCTGGCAGACGGTGCTGAATACCAGCGTGACCGGGAAAACGACATCCGGTTATGAGCGCAGCCACCGTATCGATTTGCCGCAGGCGGGCAGCACCTGGACTATACGCCTGCGCAAGCTTACCGCTGATGCAAACAGCGCAAAGATCGGCGACACGATGACGCTGCAGAGCTTCACCGAGGTAATTGACGCCAAGCTGCGCTATCCGAACACCGCGCTGCTGTATATCGAATTCGACTCAAGCCAGTTCAATGGCTCTATCCCGCAGATCTCCTGCGAGCCGCGCGGCCGCGTGATCCGCGTACCTGACACCTACAACCCGGAAACCCGTACCTACACAGGCACCTGGACCGGTGCGTTTAAGTGGGCGTGGACTGACAACCCGGCGTGGATTTTTTACGACCTGGTGGTTTCCGACCGGTTCGGCCTGGGTCACCGTCTTACCGCGGCGAACATCGACAAATGGACGCTGTACCAGGTGGCCCAGTATTGCGATCAGTTGGTGCCGGACGGTAAAGGCGGCAGCGGTACCGAGCCGCGTTACATCTGCAACGTGTACATTCAGGACCGGAACGACGCTTACACTGTTCTCCGGGATTTTGCGGCCATCTTCCGGGGCATGACTTACTGGGGTGGCGATCAGATTGTTGCCCTGGCAGATATGCCGCGGGATGTGGATTACAGCTACACCCGCGCTAACGTAGTTGATGGCCGCTTTACCTACTCCAGTAGCACGACCAAAACGCGCTACACCACGGCGCTGGTGTCCTGGTCAGATCCGGCTAATGCCTACGCTGACGCGATGGAGCCCGTATTCGAGCAGGCCCTGGTGGCGCGCTACGGGTTTAACCAGCTGGAAATGACAGCCATCGGCTGTACCCGGCAATCTGAGGCGAACCGTAAGGGCCGCTGGGGCATTCTCACCAACAACAAGGATCGCGTTGTATCGTTTGACGTCGGTCTGGATGGCAACATCCCTCAACCCGGATACATCATCGCCGTGGCCGATGAAATGCTATCCGGTAAGGTCACTGGCGGGCGTATCAGCTCGGTGAATGGCCGGGTGATTACCCTGGACCGCGCGCCGGATGCAAAGGCAGGTCACCGTCTTATTCTCAACCTTCCGTCCGGTGCATCTCAGGCTCGTACAATACAGGCAGTGAACGGAAAAGCAGTAACGGTCAGCACCGCCTACAGCGAAACGCCGCAGGCGGAAAGTGTCTGGGTGGCGGAATCCGATGAGCTGTATGCCCAGCAGTACCGGGTGATTAGCATCAGCGACAATAACGACGGAACGTTTACTGTTACCGGCGCGGCTCACGATCCGGATAAGTATGCCCGCATCGATACTGGCGCCATCATTGACCAGCGTCCGGTAAGCGTGATCCCTCCCGGTAATCAGTTCGCGCCAGGAAATATAATTATCAGCTCCTACTCGATGGTGAATCAGGGCATCAGCATCGAAACCATGCGCGCCAGTTGGGACCCGGCTCCGAACGCGATCGTCTACGAGGCTCAGTGGCGTCGCAATGACGGGAACTGGGTAAACGTACCGCGCAGCTCTACCACCTCGTTTGAAGTTCCGGCGATTTATGCCGGGCGTTATCTGGTGCGCGTCCGCGCCATTAATGCTGCTGAAATTTCTTCGAAGTGGGCCACTTCGCTTGAAGTAACGTTAAAAGGGAAGGTTGGCGCCCCGCCGGTACCTGTCAACTTCAGGACGACACCCTTACTTTGGGGTGTGCAACTGGACTGGGATTTTCCTGCAAATACAGCGGATACCCTGCAGACCGAGATTCAGTATTCCACGGATGCTGCCGGCACGAATGCGATGTTGCTTACGGACGTGCCTTATCCGCAGCACATGTATCAGCAGCTGGGCCTGAAAGCCGGGGTGGGGTTCTGGTACCGTGCGAGGCTTATCGACCGTACAGGTAACCAGTCGGCCTGGACTGACTTCATTCAGGGTAGCAGCAGCTCGGATGCCGCGGATTACCTGGTGGATATCGATAACCAGATCAAACAGACCGACGCCTATAAAGACCTCGTTTCGGAAGTCACGGATCTGGGTAGCGATATTCAGTCTGCCCGTGATGACATCGAGGCGGTAACTACGGAATCGGCTGCCACAAAAGCGGGCCTGGCACAGGAAGTCGCGGACCGTAAGAAAGCCATCACCGAGGAGGCAACAGCGCGCGGGCAGGCGCTGCTTACCGAGAAGAACGAGCGCGTCGCGGATATCAGCAACGTCAACCAGACGATCCAGACTACTTCCGACTCTCTGGCGCAGCAGATTGCCCAGATTTCGGCGGGCACCGGTTCCCAGTTCGACCCGGCCAAAATCTGGTACTTCGATTCGACAGTAGAGGGCTGGACCGGGAACGGGACCCCAACAATCGTTGACGGGTGGATTCGACCAGCGAACCATGCCACCGATCCGTGGGTGGCATCCCCGGGCTCACTGGCCATCAACTCCTCTTCCTATCGCTTCATCAAACTGCGCATCAGGAAATTCGGTGCGCCGGGCTGGACGGGGCAGCTGCGGTGGCGTGGTACGGGTGGTTTCAACGACACCAACATGTTTACCGTCGCCGAGCCTGCCTATGACGCGAACGGTATCGCAACTGTGGAGTTCGACAACATCCCCTGGCTGACCGAAACCACGATGAATCAGTTCAGGCTGGACCTGTCCACTAAACAGGACGCGACGAACTATTACCTGATTGACTGGGTGGCGGTCGGACGGCCAACACCGGGGGCCGGGATGGCGGCGCTGCAGCAGGAGACGACAGCCCGTGTTGCTGGCGACCAGGCGGAAGCTACGGCGCGCGAGACACTGGCGACGCAGATCCGGGGCGGCTATACCGGTGACGATCCGTCAAAGCTGGCATCGGGTCTGCTGTACACCGAACGCCAGGCGCGCATTACGGCGCAGGAAGCTGAGGTGACGGAGCGGAAGAAGCTGGAATCGACCGTAAATGACAACCATGCCGCTGTGACCCAGGAACTGGCAACGCTGACAACTGAGCAGGATGCTCAGGCCACCACGCTTTCGGGCCTGCAGGTGACTGTCGGCAAAAACACCGCCGATATCACGACGGTCACTAAAGCCGTTGCTGACAACAACAAGGCGCAGACCTCCGCGCTGGCTGCGGTTAAGGCCACGACTGACAAGAATACGGCGGACATCAGCACGGAAGCCACGGCCCGTACGGATGGTGACAGTGCGCTGGGCCGCCGTATCGACAGTCTGAAGGTTGACGTGGACGGCAACACGGCCAGCAGGGATGCCGGTATTGTTGGCAACGTCACCAATGCGCTCGCCAACTTCATGGCGTTCTCGGATCAGCGCGTGACGTTCGCCGTTGGTGAAACGAAAACGATGGCCGAGATCAGCGACGTCCGGAAGACCTCTGCGGATGCCACAAGTGCCGTGGCGGAGCAGGTCACTACGCTTAAGGCCACGGTAGAGCAAAACGGCCAGACCAATGCTGCAGCCATCACGCGCATTGATAAAGCCGTTACGGATCTGGAGAGCGCCACGGCAACCAGCATTCAGCAGGTGACGGCGTCTATTGGGAAAACCAATGCCAATGTACAGACGACCAGCCAGGCTGTTGCTGATATCAACGGCAAGCTGAGCGCGCAGTGGGGCGTTAAAGTTCAGGTGGAGGCGAACGGCATCAAACGTATCGCGGGTATCCAGCTGGGCATTGATGCCACAGGCTCCTCTAACTTCCTCGTCAGCGCCGACACGTTCGCGGTTTATAATCCGACGACCACAGGACAGGAGTTGGTGTTCGCGGCGACCGGCGGCCAAATGTTCTTGCGATCGGTGTTTATCCAGGATGGTTCCATTGATAACGCCAAGATTGGCTACCAGATAAGTTCTAATGACTGGAACGATCTCGGCCCATGGGACCCGAACGGGCGCGGCTGGTGTATCCGCAAGGATGGATCGGCTTATTTTAATAGCGTGACAGTTAGAGGGACTGTTTATGCCACCAACGGGAGCTTCAAAGGAAGCATCGAGGCAACCAGCGGGAGCTTCAGGGGTACCGTAGAGGCTACGTCTTTCATAGGGGACGTGGCAAACGTAGGTATAGCGCCGGATGCCTACATATCAGGCGCTGGCGTAGCATCAAGTTCAATTACCTTTACCGACTCATCCTCCTCATCGCTGGATAAATCGGCTCTGCTTGAGGCAATGGTTTATGTCACATCTATCTCTGGCACAACGTCCGTAAATATCACCCTCAACATAAACGGTAATGTCCGCGATATGGGCTCTATTGGCGTGCCAGCTGGAACGGGAGGACTCTGGATAACCGTACGTCACGCAGTACGCAACCTTACGGCCAATGTGATCAACGGGACCATTACTATTGTTGGCTCGGGCACGGCAGGTAAGCGCATTGCCGCCCCGACACTGACCATTACCCGGGGCACCGGCTCCTTCTCCTGATCCTCATAACCTCAGACCACATAACCCGGCTCCGGCTGGGTTTTTCATTTTAAGGACATCATGAATGGCCACACTTGATGACGATTTAGCAAAAGCCGTCTCGGAAGGGTTTCGCCTGGCGCAAAGCAGTATCATCAACCAGGATCTGATTTTATCCGGGACAGGTGACGTCACCGTAACCCTGGCTGACGGGTCTAAAAAAACAGGGCCGAGCTGGTCGAAGCTGATCGCTGCAGCGATGGCAGCAGGGACCAGCGCCGCAGCGGCGGAAGCGTCAGCGAAGAACGCAAAAACGTCAGAGACTAACGCGAACTCATCAAAAACCGCGGCGGCAACCTCAGAAAAAAATGCGAAAACATCTGAGACTAATGCTAAGACCTCAGATACCAACGCGAAAACCTCTGAGACGAACGCCAAAACGTCGGAGACTAACGCAGCTACCAGCGCCAGCAGTGCAGCAGCATCGCTGGCAGCCGCGCAGTTGCTGACGTCCGTGCCCTTCGAGACCGCGCCTTTCCCCGACGTTTGGTTGCCGCTCAATGATGACATGCGCCTGCTGGCCGGTTCCGCGCCTTATGACCGGCTGACTATTTCAGGACAAGTACTGGAGTTAGCAACAAAGTCAGCGACACTTATCCGCTCTACAACTGCAATGTATTACGATAAATCAGGTATCTTGCAAAATGCTGATATTAACGAACCTCGTTTCGAGCGTGAGGGCTTATTAATAGAGGGATCCAGTTCTAACTTATACACCTACTCTGAGCAATGGGGTGCAGGGCAGCGAGTTACTACAACGAATAATAGCGGCGACTCGCCTCGTGGCGATAAAACAATGGCGCTGATAATTGAGGACACATCGGGGAGTGAACATTACGTACAAGACCGTAATATCAATTTAACAGCCAACATAACATACTGTTACTCTGTATTTGTCAAAGCACATACAAATTCACGTCTTTTATATCTTCGGATTGCCTCTGGAAGTACGTCTGGAGTTTTCTTTGACCCAGTAGCAGGGGCATTTGTTGGAAGTGGTGGGGTGGGGGCTCAATATGTTGACCGTGGGTTTGAAGTGCTCAGTAATGGTGTCTATCGCGTCTGGATGACATTTACCGCTGCGGCGAGTCAAAGCACAGTTGTTCGCCTTCAATTAGCTAAGGACGGTGTAACCGCCAGTTACACCGGAGATGGTGTGTCTGGTGTATATATTTGGGGTGCGCAATTGGAGCCTGTACCCGTGATGACCAGTTATATTCCAACAGCCGCGTCCGCTGTAACAAGGGCTGCTGATAAGCTCTCATTACAACCGTCTGGTAATGTTGGATATCAACTTCTCGGGGATGCGTTCAACAGGACACTTGCATTTGAAATCGCTGTTAATAGATATGTCACGCCTAGTAATAATTACGCTGACCTTATCAGGGCGACAGGCTCCAACAACGATATTATATTTAGGGCGGGAGCATCTACCCTTTTCACATATATTGGTGGGAGCGGGCCATCTCTACCAGTTACATATCCAATCGATAGAAAAGTTTACGCACAATCTGTAGATGCCAACAATACGACTAGCATGTACTTCGATGGAAAAATTAACAGCAGAACATTAGCACCAGTAAATCCAGCGTCTAAACCGACGAGCATTGATATACAAGGGCACCCGAACGTTGTTTACCACATTCGCAACTTCCGTATCTGGCACCGCCTGCTGACTCTTAACCAAATTAATGGACTCCGCTAATGAAAGACTTATATCTGCGTTTTAATGGCGCCGACGAAATGCGCACGCAATTAATCGCGTCGGGGTTTGTGGATGATGAAGAGCAGGGTGGTTTATATCATCCCAATATCAGTCTGGATATCGTTGGCATTATCACTGTCCCTGTTGAAGTTATCAATCCCGGTGACGAAAACGAAAGTATTAAGTACGACAACCTGCCCGGTTATCACGTCAATTTGCGTGTGACAGACGATTCGCTGGAACTGGCATCGTTAGATGCCTTCGCAGTCTTCCCGGCCTGCCCGTACCGGGTATGGGCATAAGGAGATTAGAAATGACAATGAGAATAGACGCGGCAGAACTGACAAGGTCATTGGGTGCATGGACGTCTCTGGTTAACGACGCCACACTACCTGGGGTCGGCAATACAGTTTTTGGGGGTGGCTTTAAGTCACAGTACACTGTGGGCGGCGTCGAGAAGATGTACGCCCAGCTCCAGGCCGTAAAACGCATTGAATGGGACTACGCAATCGCCAGATTAACGGTGATGCAGGCAGCAGGCGGTACGGATACGGCCCAGAACAACTACTTTGACTTTATGTCTAACGGCAACGTTCAGTTCGGCGGTAAGCTGGTGGTGGGTGCCCCCGCCGTAAACTCGTGGTGGAACGCTGCCCAGCCGCATTACTCGGCCTATTATGCCCAGACGTCGACTGACACCCCAGGTAATGGGGCCATCGGCGGGTTATCGTGGGGCTACCGTCACAGTGGGGGGTACGACCTCCGGTCTATGTGGGGTAACGTGGGTAACGGGACAGTATCGTGGGCCAACACGTCTCTTACCCAGTTCGGCGACAGTGGAGCCAAGATACGATACTGGTACTTCACACCCGCCAACGGGGACTTTGTTACCTCAGTCAGCGGGGATGGCGGCTTTGTGGGCAACTATACGTATCAGAAGGCCGCAACCTCAGATGCGACGTTGAAACACGATATTGCATATGACGACGGAAAGGCCTCTTACGAAAACATCAGGAAGCTGAAACCCTGTACGTTCGTGTATAACGGCGATTACTTAGAGCGTGTGCGCCGGGGGATCATCGCCCAGGACGCTTTGCGGGATATCGACAGCGAGTATGTGAAGCTGGTTCCTGCGGCGCCTGAGTTCGACGAAGAGGGAAATCGTTGTGATAAAGATGACACCCTGGCACTGGATAACAACGTCGTCATGATGGATACGGCGCTGGCTCTGCATCACGCGATTGCCAAAATCGAAACACTGGCCGCGCAGGTCGCGGAGCTGAAGGCTGAGGTTCAGGCGCTGAAAGCATAACGGCACCATGATATTCAGCAGTAATTATCAACAGGCGCATTCTCGATCACTCTGAAGTAGAGAAAAAAAGCCCGTACGGGAACGGGCACAAATCCCTTAGTTTTGTTATCAACCCCGCGCTCATGACTCAGGTCGTTAACGTATCGGCAGCATGAGCCATAACTTTAGGTAGGGGGTATTAGCGCTTCGTTTAAAATCATCTACCTTTAATGAAGGTGAATCCCCCTGTGCGGCGGGGCAATCCAGTTGATGTAAGTGTTGATATATTTGCGGCTCGTATAACTGGTAACGAGTCACCGGGAGGCACCCGGCACCTAAAGCTGTTTGTTTGTGCTGATTTCATTTGCCTGCCTAATCAGCAGGCTTTTTTTTACGGCCCTGATGGAGGCTCAGATGGCAATTTTTGCGTTTTTAGCCGTTTGGATTGTGGTGATCTTGTCAGGTCTTATCAGTCTTTTGAGAACGTTATTAAATATCTGGTGCGGTCTGGAGCAACATTAAATCGCCCCGGATGACGCGTGGCCCTACCATAAACTGCTAGCGCTGCTGGCTCATTGCACTTGGTAATATTTTTTAGTCAGTGCTTTTAAGCCTGGCTACGAAAACATTAAGAAATGTTAATCATTGCACCTTTAGTTATAAAGAAGCTGTGTATGATGTCAGTTCAGCAAACGGCGTGAGGCATGGTACCCGTTATGAAATTCATCTGTCCTGCATGTAAAAGCAACCGGTTCTTTTTCACTTCCTTCAATCCCGTGCTAAACCTGCCACATGGCGCGGTATGTTCCGTATGCGGAACCCGGCTTACTCAACGCTCCATACTCCCAACTCCGCGCAGAAGGCGCTGGCCTAAACAAGTGGTTTAAGCCCCTGCTGACACGAAGCGGACTCCGGTAACCGCTAAAGCCCTCTGGGCCTTTCAGAGCTCAATTTAATTCCGCAAGTTCTGGTACACCCGCTTGGTCAATTCGGCAGAACACCCGGATGTTCAGCAGTAATTATCAATAGGTAAGCCTATCTTGATCTGCACCCTCTTTAAAACTACTGTATATAAAAACAGTAAAAGGAGTGCAGATCATGCCCCGCAAATCAGACATTCACAGCGCATTTGTCGCCGCAATACAGCAAAACCCTAAAGGTTATCAGTGCCTTCACACGTCAGACTTCATCAGGGAGTTGCGAGCAAGAAACTGGCATTTCAGCCAGGCCGACGCCAATAACTGGATAGAGCGCTACCAGACCTTCTTCGTCGACAAGACGCCTGATAATAGTGAAAACCGCTTCTGGATGATGCGTAACATGGGGAGAGTTCTGTAATGGGCTTTTCTTCCCCTGCGGGCGATTACGTGGAAAAAGAATTGTCGCTCGATGAGCATTTGATTTCTCACCGTGCTGCAACATTCTTTATGCGGGCATCAGAAACGAGCTATAAGGCTGGGGTGATGAGCGGGGCATTGCTGATAGTAGACTGCTCATTACAGCCTTGTGACGGATCATTATTAGTCTGTGCAATGGATGGTGAATTCAGGATAAGGCGTTATCGCAAGCATCCTGACCCACATCTTGAGAGCGTGGATACCGGCAGAAAAGAACCAGTACCTGAAAGCGACGATTCATACTGTTGTTCGAGTCCAATATTCGGAGTGATCACATACATTATCAATGATGCACGTTCTGGAGAATTTGATGACTGTCCGGTGATGTAAGAAGCGGTGCGCACCAGGAAGTCTTACAAACGGATCGGTAGCGATAATGCCCAGGGAATGACGCCTCGTAAAGCAGGGGGGTGTCATTTCTGGAAGAAGCTACGTAAAAGTGGGTCTGATGCGGGGGCAAAATTGGGGGCAAAATTCATTTTGGGGCGTATTTTGGGGCGATGAAATGACCTACATTGCCCGATATTGTCCATTACCGTTCTTTTGCAACTAACTGATTTTATGATAATTGAATGAATTTCCTGAAATTAAAAAATCAGTTTCGTAGTTTAACGCTGATTATGCGATCGACAAATCTCAGCCATAAAAAAACCAACAGCAATAGGTTGGTTTCCTTGAGGATCTTTGTCGGCACAAGAGGGTTTTTAACGTCTGGCCTCTGGCATTCTATGATGGCTATTGTAAGCCGAAATATCTTTTAAGACCGTCGGTAAGCACTTCAGTAGCAACAGTAACTCCAATGCCCAGCGTACCATTGGCCGCTTTTGTTATAACATTGGAGAACCAAGTGCTAACATTTTTGCCATAGGTATTGCTACGAGGCGAGATTGGACCATCTGCAATAATTGCCGCTTCCAGAGCATTAACGTCAGTTTCACTAATACCATTCTCTGTGAGAGATTTTTTTAAGGCGGAGAGATCACCTTTGCATACTTGATTATTGATAGTAAAAGAGTTCTCATGCCCTAAATTTATTACAGTGTTATCACCGAAGATGGCACTATGAAAAATAGAATCTGTATCGACTTTGCTTAGTTTATCCGCCATGCTTTTCTCCTCTGGCATTCCAGCGGTTTGGTCTGAAAGCTCTAATAAGAAACTCAATAAGCGTGAGCGTACTTGCGTTAAAATTCCCGTAAAACTATGAAGTGCGATTTCCTTGTAACATGATGTTATTTCATAACTATCTTCAATAGACTTGCAGTATTTTATACGGGCTACATCTATTGGAATATGTTGTTGTAGGTTTTTGTTGTCGCCTGCGTTTATAACCAACTGCTCAATTTGGCTAATCGACATTGTTACTACGGATTCGTGAGCATCCTTATATTCCTTATCGTTTAAGTAAGCGACAGGAAGTTGAAGGCCATTGTAATGGCGGTAGCCATTGTTAAGGTTACCAAGAATTCTAGCCTTAACTACTCTGTATTCAGGGGCATCTTTGACAGAGGGGTAACCATTTATTTCGTGATCTATCCAAGATGATAGATCTTTTTTACCTATAGAGAAGAGGAATACCTTTGTTTGCAGCAAGGCATTAGTCGTTCCTTCCTCGCCGTTACTCAGAAGGGTAATGATATCCTGTAGCTGGATCATAAGCTTTCCCCACAAAAAAAGCCCGCATCAGCGGGCTTTTGCTAGCTCAGGAGCCGCGGCTCCTTTACGTATCCTTTTTTGTCCCCTCACCGTCTGGTCGGTGTCCTGCTGAGACTGCTAACTTCCTGTTATTGCTAGTGATGTCCTATCACTGTCCAATCATGATTGGTGGAGCTGGCGGGAGTTGAACCCGCGTCCGAAATTTCTACATACTAATTAAAACATAATGAAATCATGGTTTTTGTTTATAAAACAATTTGTTAGTTTTTAGCGGTATGTAAGGGTTTTAGCCGGTTTTGGTGTTGCGCCGCCATTTTGCCGCCAAAATTATATTCCTCGTGAGAAGTCTTTCCAGCATCACTCACTGGGATATCGAAAGCTTGTGCTGAGAGTAAAAAAATACTTAAAAGAGACAACTATATCGCATCATATATATCTTTGGCGCATGACCGTAGTTTTCTGCATTTATTAATTAACTCTGGGTGTGTGTTCTTTGTTACACCAATTATATTGAGTATCTCAGATAAGACTATATATAGTTTGTGGCAAAAAATAAACAATTCAACGGTTGCTATTTTTAATTGGATTTCTTTATTTTCAATCTTTGCATCGAAGAACCTGTAATATGCAATATATTCATCAAGAGCAATGTATTTGCAGATTGAGAGTAACCCATTTTTTATTTTTAAAAGGTCGGCATCTTTCTGCGTAACACCTGTGATTTTTTTTTGATTAATGACTTTCTCGTCAAAAGCGTTGAATGTGTCCAAAGATTTATCTATCAGACGTTCCATTATTTGTAGTGTTTTCTTTGATGGTACATATTGTGGTCCAAATTCAGGCGAAGATTCCGGATAGAATTTTTCATAAAGACTGTTTGGTCTACCAACATATACGCTTAGTTCATTTATTTTTTCAATATAAATATTTAATTTTTCGTTTGGTGACGTCCTTATTGGTCTGCTGGCATTGACTTTTGAAAAATTTTCGACGTATGATTTGTTATGTGCATAATACATATCAGATAGATTTTTTTCTTCTGATAGTTCTATTTGTTTTTTTATTTGGAACGTTCTATGGACGTTAGCTGCTAGCGCTCCTAAGGGCAATGTTAAACTGAGAATTAGCAATGGCAATTTGCTGATTTCTAGGAAAACACCCATTCCTTTACTATCAAATTGTGGAGTGTGTCCGTTCCATGATAAGTATCCAAAATACAAAAAACTTAAAAAAGGCGCTAATATAGCAATATGGAAAGGTGTCTGTTTTAATAATTGTTCATGATTGAAGGTGTAATATTTTCTTTTAATGATAAAGTAAATGGCAATCCCAATAAGGGCGAGATAAATCCACAATGGTGTGAGTGAAATTAAGTAGTCAGTCAAACACATATTAGTCTCATTTCAGGTTGTATAAAGGATTTTTAGTCACAGCATCTTCTAAATGCTCTGGTGAAAAATGCGAGTATATCATGGTCATTTTTATATCAGAGTGACCAAGTATATCGCGCAACACCAGTATGTTCCCACCATTCATCATAAAATGGCTTGCAAATGTATGACGCAGCACGTGGGTACACTGGCCCTCTGGTAACTCGATACCAGCTCGCTTTACTGCTCGTTCGAAGGCTTTTCTACAAGGGGTGAATAACTTCCCTCTACCCTTAGGGAGTTCGTCATACAGATCTTGAGAAATCGGCACGGTACGGTTTTTCTTACCCTTGGTCTTGGTATAAGTGATGCGATATTTTGATATTTGATGGCCCTGTAAGTTTTCGGCTTCACTCCATCGCGCGCCGGTGGCAAGGCATATTTTTGCAACCATCAGTAGGCTCGGGCTTTGAGAATCTACGCAGGCTTCCAGCAGGCGCTTAATTTCTTCAGGCGTCAGGAACGCCAGTTCACCTTCTGCGATTTTAAATGTTGGCAGCCCGGCGAGAGGATTGGGGGCTGACCAGTGCCCTAACTTTTTTAAAGTCCCAAAAACTGATGACAGGTTGCGGTGTTCGAGGTTTACCGTTCGGGGCTTAACTGGTGACATAAGTGCATCATATTCATTTCGCACTTCACCCTTTAGCCGTGCTTCGCGGTATTTAGTAAAGTCACCAGCTGTCAACTCTGAGGCAATAGGATCGCCCAGCCCATTGCAGATAATCTTCAGTTTTGCAATAAGGCGCTTAGGGTCTGCGAGCGTCTGGCCGTATAAAGAGTGCCACTGCTCAATCAATTCTGACAAACGCCGCCGATCTTCCTTTTCACCCAGCCAAGGCTTTTTGTTCACTTCATCCATGGTGAAGTTTTCGAATGCTACAGCCTCGCCCTTTGTCGCAAATTGCTTGCGCACACGCTTGCCGTCACGCCCGTTAGGGTAACACTCGCACAACCATTTTCCGTTCGGCTGTTTTCTGATGGTCATATCAAAGGCTCTTAATGATTTTCAATGCGCGGCCAACAACCTCGATATCATCCAAGCTGCACTCAAAAGAAGAGTCATCTTGATGCACAACTAATCTGTTTCCCGGAAGGCGAGTTAGCTTAACAATACTCTTTATCCCGTCGATATCGACCAACCACATCCCATTCACTGGTGGTGTCTGGTTACGGTCAACTAAATATGAATCGCCAGTGGTATTTACGAGAAGCAACTCGTTTGAGCTAGGGGGAAGCAGGCTGCTATCAATGATGGCCTTCCCGGCTTCAACCAACGAGCCTCCTATAAGGGTAGCCTTGTCGATCTCTGGCGATACAAGTTCAGAAAGAGGTTTTACCTTGCTGGAGTTCACGAAATTGATACTTTTGTTATCATCAATTTTTGCTCTTGGCTCGCCTTGTCCTGTGGTTAGCCAGAGTAAAGAAACACCTGTTTCGAGAGCGCACTGGATTACCCATTCTGCTGGAAAGCTGTCCCTTAAGTATCTGTTTGCCATGGTGCTTTTAGATGCACCAAGGTGATCGCATAGCTGCTGTCTGGATTTGAAATCATAGGCAGCTATCAACCTATGGATAGCCTCTCTACCCCCTGTATTCTCGCCAGCTTTCACCTGTATCATTTTTTAACCCTATTGACGTATCAAATATTGGATCGTAGTATCTCTATTGTTCAAATGTTAAATCACATAAAACAAGATAAAACGACATAAACCAAACCTTAACTGAGAGATATTGCACTATGAGCACTGATATTTCAATTCGTGTACCAAAAGAGATGGCTACGCCTGCGGAATTCGCCGAATGGGAAGGCATTTCACGCGGTTCTGTTTATCAAAAAATCCACCATGGCCAGCTGGCTAAGTACATGGTTAAAAAAGATAAAAATAAGGGCCGCGTAAGCTTGCGTTATCTGATGTACAAAACCGATCAGGTTCGTGAGTCCCTTGGTCATTCCAACTTCCGCGTTGTTGTCGGTCAGTAAGTTCAATTATGAGAACTTTCTAAGAGGCTTACATGTTTGATTATAAGATTTCCAAACATCCACACTTTGAAGAGGCCTGCCGGGCTTTCGCACTGCGTCACAACATAGCGAAGCTGGCAGAACGCGCGGGAATGAATGTCCAGACGCTGCGTAACAAGCTGAACCCGGACCAGCCGCATCAGCTCACACCGCCTGAAATCTGGCTGCTTACCGATCTCACTGAGGACTCTACCCTGGTTGACGGCTTCCTGGCACAAATTCACTGCCTGCCATGTGTACCGATGAACGAAGTGGCAAAAGAGAAGCTGCCGCATTACGTCATGAGCGCCACCGCTGAGATAGGGCGCGTTGCTGCCGGCGCCGTTACTGGCGATGTGAAAACCACTGCCGGACGCCGTGATGTGATCAGCAGCATTAACTCAGTGACTCGCCTGATGGCACTGGCTGCCATTTCCATGCAGGCCCGCCTGCAGGCCAACCCCGCTATGGCAAGTGCGGTGGACACCGTAACGGGCCTTGGCGCTTCGTTCGGCATCATCTGAGGTGATTATGCTGACTAAAGAACCCTCATTCGCATCGCTTTTAGTTAAACAAAGCCCGGCAATGCACTGCGGACATGGCTGGATTATCGGGAAAGATGGCAAACGCTGGCACCCGTCCCGCTCTCAGGACGAACTGCTGGCAGGGCTGACCACTACCAAACAGGTGAAACCATGGCTATTGAAGGCGCTGCTGCGACTGTTCCATTAAGCCCGGGTCAACGTCTGGAAGGGCTAAACCGCATAGCGGAATTAAGGGCAAACGTGTTTGGTCTGAAAATTGAGCCAGAACTTGAAAGGTTTATTAAAGATATGAGCGACCGACGCGATATAAACCATAAACAAAATGAGCGAGCACTGGCAGCCATATTCTTTATGGCAAAAATTCCGGCAGAACGTCACGGCGTCAATATTAGTGATCTGACTACTGACGAAAAACGGGAACTGGTTAAAGCAATGAATCATTTTCGTGCAGTGGTGAGCTTATTTCCCAAACGGCTAACCATGCCGAATTAACCGACAACAAAAATTTATGGCGTAAACCCGCCGGGCATTCTTATGCCTAAATTCAGGAGTAATGAATATGCGAAATATCGAAACCCGCACCACTAAAACCGGACCAGATGATGCTGGCCTGAACCAGATGCTGATTGAAGCGCGCAAAGAAGAACGCCGTGGCCGTGCTGATGTAATGGCAGCCCGCATGGAATCCATTGCTGCCCGTATCGTGTCGCGCCAGCTCAATCACACGGAAGCGGCGGAGCTGCTGCGTGAAGAAGCGGTGAAGATTCAGAACGAAGCTCAGGAGATCCACTGATGGCCGATTCTATGGACCTCGTACAGCAGCGCGTTGAGGAGCAACTGCAGCGCCACATCCACAATGCCCGCAGCCGAAAGGTTGGGGCTTCTTCACTGGAGTGTGAAAGCTGCGGAATTGTCATTCCAGAAAAACGCCGAGCCGCCGTACCGGGCTGTGATCTCTGTGTTACCTGTCAGGAAATCGCAGAGCTTAAAGGCAAACACTACAACGGAGGTGCTGTATGAGCACCATCCTGAAATGGGCGGGCAATAAAACTAAAGTCATGCCCGAATTGATTAAGCACCTTCCTGCTGGTCCGCGACTGGTTGAACCTTTCGCGGGTTCGTGCGCTGTGATGATAGCGACAGACTATCCTCATTATCTTGTTGCGGATATTAATCCTGATTTAATAAATCTATATCAGGAGATTTCCCGCAACACTTCTGATTTTATTGAACGGACCAAACATCTGTTTCAAATGTTCAATAGTGAAGACGGTTATTATGATAGCCGTGATTCATTCAATTATGATAAAGACCCTGATTGGCGTGCGCCTCTTTTCTTATTCTTAAACCGACACTGTTACCGCGGCCTTTGCCGCTATAACAAAAAGGGCGAATTTAACGTGCCCTACGGTAATTATAAAAATCCGTATTTTCCTGAGAATGAAATACGCGCTTTTGCTGAAAAAGCTACCCGCGCCACGTTCATCTGCGCCAGCTATGACGAAACTTTGACATTATTGGTGCCTGGGGATGTTATTTATTGCGATCCGCCTTATGACGGTAATTTTAGTGGCTATCACACTGCCGGTTTTACTGAGGACGATCAGTATCATCTGGCCTCTATTCTTGAGCGCCGTGCATCAGAAGGCCATCCGGTCATCGTTTCGAACAGTGACACTTTCCTGACTCGTTCCCTGTATCGCAATTTCACTCATGACCGCATTAACGTAAAACGCAGCATCGGTGTTGCTGCAGGCAAAGGGAAAACCGCAGACGAACTGATTGCTGTACTCAAACCGAGAGTATGGGCTGGCTTTGATCCAGCAGGCGGCCCTGATTGCTCTGTCGTGCATGAGGTGCGCGCGTGAGTCATCACGAAGTTAAAAAGCACGGCGGCGCAGATGATTCCGCCGCTGCTTTTACCTGGAATGCACCTAAAAAGGCGATTAACCCCTATCTGTACCCGGCGGAAGTTACGCCGGGTTCTGAGCTTTCAAACCTGATTACTCTCTATGCTGCGGATAACGAGCAGGAACAGCTGCGCCGCGAGGCCCTGAGTAATGAGGTCTGGGAGCGCTATTTCTACAATGAATCCCGTGATCCTGTTCAGCGAGAAATGGAGCAGGACCAGCTGATAAGCCGCGCCAAAATGGCCCGCGAACAGCAGCAATTCAATCCCGATCTGGTCATTATTGCTGACGTGAGCGCCCAACCGGCGCACATCAGCAAGCCTCTGCTCGAAAGGATTAAATATTTCCAGAGCCTGGGTAAACCAAAGGCATATTCTCGTTATCTGCGGGAAACCATCAGGCCGTGTCTTGAACGGCTGGAGCAAGTGCGTACCAGTCAGGTTTCCGCCTCCTTCCGTTTTATGGCGAGCCAGGACGGGATGGAGGGCTTGCTGGTTCTGCCAGAAATGAATCAGGAGCAGGTCAAACGGTTATCCACCCTGGTAGCCGCACATATGAGCATGTGTCTGGATACTGCCTGCGGTGAGCTGTTTACGGATGATGACGTTACGCCGGAAGAGATCCGCCGGTCATGGGAAAGGGTCGCCGTTGAAGCTATGCGCCTTGATGTTATACCGCCTGCATTTGAACAGTTGCGCCGTAAAAAGAACCGCCGCAACCCGGTCCCGTATGAGCTTATTCCGGGTTCACTGGCCCGTATGCTTTGTGCGGACTGGTGGTATCGCAAGATGTGGCAGATGCGGTGTGAATGGCGGGAGGAGCAGCAGCGAGCTGTTTGCCTGGTTAACAAAAAGGCGTCCCCGTATGTCAGCTATGAAGCTGTGATCCACAAACGCGAACAGCGCCGTAAATCACTGGAGTTTTTCCGCTCGCATGAGCTGGTTAACGCCGAAGGTGACACGCTGGATATGGAAGAGGTGGTAAACGCCAGTAGCAGCAATCCGGCGCACCGGCGCAACGAAATGATGGCCTGTGTTAAGGGGCTGGAGCTTATCGCAGAAATGCGTGGCGAATGCGCCGTGTTCTATACCATCACTTGCCCGTCACGCTTTCACGCGACGCTCAATAACGGCAGGCCTAACCCGAAATGGACCAGTGCCACGGTCCGGCAGAGCAGCGATTACCTGGTGAATATGTTCGCCGCCTTCCGTAAGGCGATGCACAAAGCCGGGCTGCGCTGGTATGGCGTCCGCGTTGCCGAGCCACACCATGACGGCACCGTGCACTGGCATCTGCTGTGCTTCATGCGCAAAAAAGACCGTAAATCCGTCACCGCGCTGCTGCGTAAATTCGCCATTCGTGAGGACCGGGAGGAGCTGGGCAATAATACCGGGCCGCGCTTCAAGTCTGAGCTTGTTAACCCGCGCAAGGGTACACCGACCAGCTATATCGCCAAATACATCAGCAAGAATATCGACGGGCGCGGGCTGGCGCAGGAAATTAGTAAAGAAACAGGCAAATCACTGCGCGATAACGCTGAGAACGTAAACGCCTGGGCTTCGCTGCACCGTGTTCAGCAATTCCGTTTCTTTGGTATCCCTGGCCGTCAGGCGTACCGCGAGCTGCGCTTGCTGGCTGGTCAGGCTACCAGGGCGCAGGGTGACCAGAAGGCAGGCGCGCCGGTACTGGAAAACCCGCGTCTGGATGCGGTGCTGGCTGCAGCTGATGCTGGCTGTTTTGCCACCTACATCATGAAGCAGGGCGGCGTCCTGGTTCCCCGCAAACATCACCTTGTCAGAACTGCCTATGAGCTGAACGACGAGCCGAGCGCCTACGGCGATCATGGTGTTCGTATTTATGGTATCTGGTCCCCGATCATTGAGGGCCGGATCTGCACGCATGCAGTGAAGTGGAAAATGGTTCGTAAAGCCGTTGACCTTCAGGAGGCGACAGCCGACCAGGGCGCTTGCGCCCCTTGGACTCGTGGCAATAACTGTCCCCCTGTTGAAAATTTGAACCAAACAGGCGGGGATCTACCCGAGATTAAATCCATGAATGACAAGGAGCTGCATGAGTACCTGCACAGCATGGGCCGGAAAGAACGCCGTGAGCTGACCGCAAGGCTGAGGCTCGTTAAACCGAAGCGGAAAAAGGAATACAAACAGAACATTTCGGATCAGCAGCGCCTTCAGCTTGAGTATGAACTGCAGTCCAGAGGGTTCGATGGCAGTGAATATGAGGTTAATTTACTTGTACGCGGCGGCAGCCTTCCGTCAGGGGGTGGCTTGCGCATCTTTTACCAGAACGGGCGGCTGCGTGAGGATGACAAGTGGCGGCAGTATTACTGACCAACCAAAAAAATCCTGTTTTTGACTCATGTCAGGGCTTTCTTATTGAAGGCCAAAAAAGCGTTTTACATTTAGAAATCGGTACTATACTGTATATATAAACAGTGTGTATACATACAGTTATATTGTGTAAGTGGCCGTAATAGGAGGGAAAATGCAGGATTATCTTTTGGAGTCATTGAAACTTCAGCGCATTGATTTTTTCATAAAGCTGGTAGCGGCAAGTGAGTGCAGCGACGAAGAAAAGCGGCTGGCTATCCAGTGGGTTTCTGAGCTGACTGACGAGCTGATGGCGAAAATTCGCAACCATGAATACAGCCGCACAATGGACGTTACCAGTTAGGGAAAAATCTATGCGCATTGAAATAATGATCGATAAAGAGCAGAAAATTAGCCAGGCGCTGTTAGAAGCACTTGAATCCGAGCTTTACCGAAACTTGCGCCCCCTCTACCCAAAAACAGCTATCCGAATCCGCAAAGGTAGTGCCAATGGCATTGAACTTAGTGGGGTAAAACAGGCTGAAGATAAGGAACGTGTAATGGAAATTCTGCAGCAGGTCTGGGAAGACGACAGCTGGTTGCACTAGCTAACGTTGTGGATGTCGGAACGTTGTTCTGGCATCCGCAAGGTTGAACAACGAGCATGCGAGGCGTTAGCAGTGGATAAATTGATTGCAGATCGGTACGTAAATAGGTTAATACGTAGCACTCTTAGAATAGGTTCACATTTTTGTTGTCTTATAATTAGAAGGTATCAAATTCCACGCGCCATACTCTGTGGCGTCTGAGGCATTAGGAGGTGTTATGTCTGAACTTCTTCGTAAAGTTCTCTCGGCTCCCGGTAGACTTATGCAGGATGTTATTCGTCAGGACGTGCAACAGTCTGATAATAGTAAGATTATTACAGATGCTAACGGTGCTGCGACTTTAAACATGAATAATAAACAGGTGCGAGAATCAATGCGCGCCAGAATGGAAGAGTTGGCTGCTAAAAGACAAGGATGAGGAATGGGGCCTTTAGTTATCATGGTCGTCTTGGTATGCGGGTTCTGGTACACGGAAAATCACTACCAGTCCCGCATCCGGCAAGCAAGAAGTAACGGTTGGAATTCATATTTTTATGTAGCCATGCATGGCTGCAAGTTTGCCATACAGGGCTTTACTCTGGTAGCAATTACCTTCATTGCTCTGTTAATCCTAAGCACAGTTATCAATATTTTCGGCTTCATATGGCCTAAGTTCCATGCAGATTTTTATTCATGGCTTACAGATATAAAGGTAATGTCTTATCCGCTGTTCTTTGTTTTGTCCATGGTTCTCGCTGTGTTTATTGCTTATGACCAAGGCAACAATGCACGCAAAGCACTTGAAAATGAAGAAATAAGGCAGACTGCGTATCGCGAGATGGCTGCCCAAGATGGGATTGAGTCCCTGCTTGTGCAGGCCATTGATGAAGGTAAACTTATCTTTGTCACCCTTAAGTCCAGAAAAGTTTACATTGGTTATGTTGCCGCCCCCCGGATGGAGCATCAGGAAACTCAACACCTTGCTCTCATACCATACATTAGCGGATATCGCGATAAAGATACGCTGCGCTACCATGAGCAGCATCGTTACTATGAACTCTATCTCAGCAAGAACATTACAGCAGATTCATCACCATTGAATCTCAAGCATTTTAGGCATGTAATCCCTATGGAACAGGTTGAAAGTATTTCAATTTTCGATACTGAAACCTATAAATCTTTCGAAGACTTCTCCACACCCGAACCAGTGAAGATAGAAAACTCTGGCAGTGCATGACTATGCTGCATGAAATCGCATGATCGTTTAAGGATCGTTTTTGCTTAGGCCCGCCAGAACTGGCGGGCTTTTGCTTATGTCATGCGCCTGCATGAAAACCGCTACCTAAAGCGGGCAGGCGTGGCGGGGATACGAGCGCGCGCAAAGGGGTGAAATAGCAAAAGTCCGGCGCAGCCTACGGCTCGCTGGCGGCTTCCAATTGAAAGGGTGAGGTGCAGCCGCAAAAAAAGAAGCGCCCCGCAGAAAGCTGTTGAGGTTGTTTATTGAGGGGATTGGCTTAAGCGGCAAAACATAACACTTGCAGCTTGCGCATGAATGTCTTATTTTGTGCGTGAGTCGTTAATGTTATGAGGTGTTTTATGGCTTTCAGAGCGGAAGAGGCAGCAGCAGCGAACTTCGAAAATGCTTACAGATATCTAGTTCCACAAGGTTCAAATCAGGAGATGCGTTCGAAGGTCAGGGCGAAGTTAGAGGAAATTGTTGAAGAGTGTGGGCCAGTAGTGGATGGGTATCCGGCATGGCATCCTTTTTTGTTGGAAAGAGATAAAGCTAACTGGGCGCCTACGGTTCCCAAAAATACTCCCAGCTTTAAATATTTGGATCACACGGTCTATTTCAGGAACGGTATTCTTACCTGTCCTTATGGCCATGATGTTGATGAATTTATAGCAGGTGTAAAACGTCTAAAGCACGGGGACGCCTATATCTCTATCGAAAAGATTGAAGACGTTGTGCTTTATCATGAAAACGCCGTCCCATTACTAATTAAATGCCATTGGCATTTTTCGGAAGATATGGAAGAAGATGGCACCATCCCAGCAAAAGCAGCAATTGGATTGATGCTTGAAAGCGAGGTTCCTAACTGGCGGCACGCAGTTTATTGTGAAAGTTGGGAAGATATGCGCGGGCAGTTGATGGGATATCCACACGGTGCCAGATCATCTCTATTTGTTAATCAGCAGACAGGGCAGAAAATGAAAAATTTCTGGAATCAGCTGATTAAGACCGGAGTTCTTGGGGAAGATCGATAAATTTTTGAGGTTTAGCAGCGCCTTTAACAAGCAGAGGCGCTGCTTATTAATTTTAGTTAGCGTTGGTTGTGTCTAGTCCCAGCGTGTATGGCTCGAAGCGGATCACCTCTTCGCCCAGCCAGTCATTTAGCTCTTGCAGGCGCTTCTGCAGCGGCATCAGCTCATTGCGCACAAAGACGCGGCTGGCCTTTTCCACGTCACCAAAGCCGCCGGTATTGTTGGGAATGATGCCCATCATCTGCGGCGGCACGCGGTGCGCGGCCATCATGTCATCCCGGCTCACATTCTTGATATTCAGAAATTCATCTTTTGCCGCTACCTCTGACAAAGGAATGATCTGAATCCCGTCTTTTTTGCCGTTGGGCGAGTACATGAACAGGTTGCGGAAATTACCCGGACCCTTGGCGCTTTTCATGGCCTGGCGGATATTGTTCACGTCCTCCTGGTTCTGCGCGGCGTCGGTCATGTACATGATAAAGCCCGCATGGCTGCCGTTAATGTAATACTTCCGGCGGAACAGCGTGGCGGACTCGTTGAGCAGGGCGGACGGAATGGCTGAGAGGTAGCCGGGCAGCCCGTAAACTTCCTGGTTAATGTCAGGCTCAAGAAGATGGAAAATGCTACCCGGCGTAAATTCGTAGGGCTGCGTGGTGAATCCGTATTGCACAAACCAGTATGTGTCCAGGTCAACGCCGCGGCGGGTGTATTTCGCCAGGGCTGGCTCCAGCGAGAGAACGCCGCCGAGCCGGTTGGTGCGTTTCTCAAGGTAGGCGTTGCCGAATACCAGGTAGTCCTGAACGAAACGGGAAAAAGCCTGCTGGCTGAGCAGGCGGTGCGGGATATAGGTGCTGCTGAGAATGTCACGCTTAACGGCAATCGGTGAACTGTGATGCACGGCGGCGCGGTAGGTGCGCGCCAGCCCGTCAAAACTCACCGGCGGCTCATACCAGCGGTCCATCTGCACGCACTCCACATAATCCAGCAATTCCCGGCGGTCCAGTACCGGGATCGGGTCGCCAAAGCTGAATGCTTCTGCAGATACGCCGCTACTCTGTTGAACGCTCTGTTTAGCTGCAGCGCGGTTTTTATTCCTCTTGCCCATCAAAAAATCTCCACAATGTTGCTGGTATTGGCGGCTTCGCCCTGCAGCGGTTCGTTAAACAGTGCGTGCATCGTTGCCCAGGCCAAATCTGCGTGGCTGGCTTCTTCGCTGCGGCTGGCTTCGTAGGTAGGGCGGTTGCCGCTGGCGGTAGTGGCGCGCCGGATAGCCATGAATGACTGCGCAATGTCGGTGTGTCCTGCGTCAAACTCCAGGCGGCGGTGGCTGATAATGTCGTATGCCTTGAGCACCAGGGCGTTTTTGACGTTGGGGTTGTAGACAAACTCCCGGACCGCCGGGAAGAACGCCTTCACGTTCTCATAGACGCCGTGGCCGACGCCGGTCGAGTCAATGCCGATATAGGTCACGTTGTATTGCTGCGTCAGCTTTTTGATCGCGTCAGCCTGGGCGCGGAAGTCCATCCCGCGCCACTGGTGCCGCTCAAGAATGCGGAACTTGCCGCCCGGCACCGTGGGCGGTGCCATGACCACGCACCCGGCGCTGTCGCCGTTCTGCGTACCTTTCGCCGGGTCATAGCCGATCCAGACTTCGCGCCAGCCAAACGGGCGCAGCGCCAGCGCCTGAAAATCGGACCAGACTTCCCAGCTGTCCACCATGCAGGCCTGCAGCTCGCTCAGCGGGAACACGGACGCCAGATCGTCAATAAACTCGCACATCAGCAGGTTCTGGTATTCGTCCGGGCTGTACTCCATGCGCAGCTGGTCGAGGTCGAAAAGGTTACAGCCACCGCGCACCGCATCTTCCACGGTGACGATCTGGCGGTACTGACCGTCCGGGCAGAGCAGGCCCGGGGCCAGATTGCTGTGGGTCAGGTCAATATCCACCTTGTCCGCTTTGGCGCGGCCCCGGTTGAACAGTGCGCCGGACCAGAACGGATAGGCGCTGTGGGTCAGGCTGGACGGTGTGGAAAAGTAGGTCTGCCGCCATTTTTTGTGAATGGCCATCCCGGATGCCACCTTGCGCAGCTCCTGGAATTTCGGTATCCAGAAATATTCATCCAGGTACAGGTTGCCGTGGTAGCTCTGCGCCGTGCGGGCGTTGGTGCCGAGGAAGTACAGGCACGCGCCGTTGCTGAGCGTCATCGGGTCGCCTTTCAGCTCCACATCAACCTCTTTTGCAAAGTCGATGATGTACTGCTTGAAAACGTGGGCCTGCGCCTTGCTGGCTGAGAGGAAAATCTGGTTACGGCCGGTAGTAATGGCGTCAATCAGTGCCTCCCGGGCAAAAAAGAAGGTTGCCCCAATCTGGCGCGATTTAAGCAGGTTGCGGATACGGTGGCGGTTGCCTGCCTCGTACCAGTGGCGCTGGTAGGCGAACATCGAGCTGTGGAAAACCTCCTGCAGCTTCTCGATCTGTTCGTCGGTGAAAACGTTCTTTTCAGGCTGACGGCGCGGACCTTTGTTGCGGTTGGCTACGTTCGGGTTTAAGTCAGCTTCGTTCCCGCCATCGTTGAATTTACCGATCCGTGCGTGGCGCTCTGACTGACGTGCCAGCAGGTCAATTTCCTTGAAGTCCTTCCCTTCTTTCTGCTCCTTCATAATGAGCTGGCAGTAACGCGCGGCGGTGGTGAGCTGCATCTGATCCAGCGGCCCATAGTCGCCCCACTTGTCGCGCTTCTTCCAGCTGTGAACGGTTGCAACTTTCTCGCCCAGCATCTCAGCAATGCGGGCTACGCGGTATCCCTGAAAGTAAAGCAGCATGGCCTGCCTACGGGGATCGAGGTCTGCGGGGGTCAGTGTCGTGTTCATGGCCCAAACATACGGCCTTGCCCGGCAGCTTTCCCCGGCTGCGGTTTGTGTGACGGGCGGTACAAGCGCCGCGCGTTGTTTCACTCCCCCCATCACCGCAACCATAAGGCTCCAGTAAGTTTTTTCTAACGGAGCACGGCTCATGACAGTGAAGACAAAGCGTTTTCGTATCGGGGTGGAAGGTGCCACCACCGACGGACGCGAAATCCAGCGCGAATGGCTGGAGCAGATGGCGGCCAGCTACAACCCGGCGGTCTATACCGCGCTGATTAACCTTGAGCACATCAAGTCCTATTCACCGGACAGCGCCTTTAACCGCTACGGCAGAGTGACCGGGCTGTTAGCTGAAGAAATTCAGGACGGCCCGCTGAAGGGCAAAATGGCGCTGTATGCCGACGTGGAGCCGACCAGCTCACTCGTTGAACTGGTCAAAAAAGGCCAGAAGCTTTTCACCTCCATGGAAGTCAGCCCGAAGTTTGCCGACACCGGCAAAGCCTACCTTGTCGGCCTGGCCGCCACTGACGATCCGGCGAGCCTGGGCACCGAAATGCTGACCTTCAGCGCCAGCGCCGCGCAAAACCCGCTGGCTCACCGCAAGCAGAATCCTGAAAACCTGTTTACCGCCGCCGAAGAAACGCTGATCGAACTGGAAGAAACCCAGGACGAAAAGCCGTCCCTCTTTGCCCGCGTCACCGCGCTGTTCACCAAAAAAGAGCAGACCGATGATGCGCGTTTTTCCGACGTGCACAAAGCCGTTGAGCTGGTCGCCACCGAGCAGCAGAACCTGAGCGAGCGCACTGATAAATCCCTGTCCGACCAGGACGCGCGCATTTCAGAGCTGGAGTCCTCGCTGCAGGAGCAGCAGGCCGCCTTTGCCGAGCTTCAGCAGCAGCTGAGCCGTGAAGACAGCCGTAAAGATTACCGCCAGCGCGCGCCGGGCGGTGACGCACCGGCTGGCACCCTGACCAATTGCTGATGGAGCATACAACCCGATGAAAAAGAAAACCCGCTTTGCCTTTAACGCCTACCTGCAGCAGCTGGCGCGCCTGAACAACGTAGAAGTTGAAGAACTTTCCAGCAAGTTCACCGTTGAGCCGTCCGTGCAGCAGACGCTGGAAGACCAGATCCAGCAGTCCGCCGCTTTCCTGACGCTCATTAATGTCTCGCCTGTTGATGAGCAGTCCGGCCAGCTGCTTGGCCTGGGCGTTGGCTCCACCATTGCCGGAACCACCGACACCACCACCAAAGAGCGCGAACCTACCGATCCGATGCTGATGGAGGACGTGGAATATAAATGCGAACAGACCAACTTTGACACGGTGCTGACCTACGCAAAGCTGGACCTGTGGGCGAAATTCCAGGACTTTCAGGTGCGTATCCGTAACGCCATCATCAAGCGCCAGGCGCTGGACCGCATCATGATCGGCTTCAACGGCGTGAAGCGCGCCAAAACCTCTAACCGCGCTGAAAACCCGCTGCTGCAGGACGTGAATAAGGGCTGGCTGCAGAAAATCCGCGAAGACGCGGCGGACCACGTTATGGGCAGCACCACCCAGGACGGCTCCACCACTGCAGGCGCGGTGAAGGTGGGCAAGGGCGGCGACTATGCCAACCTGGACGCCGTGGTGATGGATGCGGTCAATGAACTGATCGACGTAGTTTACCAGGACGATGACGAACTGGTTGTTATCTGCGGTCGTGAACTGCTGTCTGACAAGTATTTCCCGCTGGTCAACAAAGAGCAGGAAAACAGCGAGAAAATCGCCGCCGATCTGATTATCAGCCAGAAACGCATGGGCGGTCTGCAGGCGGTACGCGCGCCGTTCTTCCCGGCGAATGCCCTGCTGATCACCCGTCTGGATAACCTGTCCATTTACTGGCAGGAAGACACCCGCCGCCGTTCTGTTATCGACAACCCGAAACGTGACCGGATCGAAAACTTCGAATCCGTCAACGAAGCGTATGTGATTGAAGATTATCGCTGCGCGGCCCTGGTCGAAAACATCGAAATCGGTGATTTCACCACGCCATCTGCGCCGGAAGGTGGGGAGTAACGCATGAGCCTGAGTCCCGCACGGCAGCACCGCCTGCGCATTCAGGCCGAACAGGCCGCCCGCGAGGGCGGCAGTGTTCGCCATGCGTCCGGCTATGACCTGATGCTGCTGCAGCTGGCAGAAGACCGCCGCCGCCTTAAGGGTATCCAGTCCACCGTGAAAAAGGCGGAAATCAAGGTGGAGCTTCTGCCGAAGTATGCCGCCTGGGCGGAGGGCGTGCTGGCTGCCGGAGGTGCGCAGCAGGATGACGTGCTGATGTACGTGATGCTGTGGCGTATCGACGCCGGTGATTATGCCGGTGCGCTGGAAATCGGGCGTCATGCACTGCGCCATGGCTGGGTGATGCCGCTGGGCAACCGCAACGTGCAGACCGTTCTGGCGGAAGAAATGGCGGACGCCGCACAGAGCGCCCTGCTGGCAGCCACCAGTTTTGATGCCGATCTGCTCCTGCAGACGCTGGACCTGACAACCGATCAGGATATGCCGGACCAGTCCCGGGCGCGCCTGCACAAAGCCATCGGCGCGGTACTGACCGAAATTAACCCGGCTTCTGCCCTGAATCACCTTACCCATGCGCTGCAGCTCGATCCCCGCTGCGGCGTGAAAAAAGAAAAGCAGCAGCTGGAGCGCAGATTGCGCAGTGACAGCCGCTAACGAACGTGCCCCGCGCACGGGCGGCACGGGGTGGTGAAAGGCACTGCCACATCAAAACCCCGTCCACCGCCCACTATTTCAGGAGAAAGCCGCATGCAGTTTATTGCGCCAGAACAGGTCCCGGAACAGGCGGAAGTTATTAAAAATACGCCGTTCTGGCCTGACGTGGACCTGTCGGAATTTCGCAGTGTGATGCGCACTGACGGCACGGTGACGCAGCCGCGTCTGAGGCAGGTTGCGCTTACAGCAATATCAGAGGTTAACGCTGAGCTGTACGACTTCCGCAACCGTCAGCAGATGCTGGGCTACCGGGATCTGGCTGACGTGCCGGCGGAAATGCTGGACGGCAAAAGCGAGCGCATTCAGCACTATCTTAACGCCGTCTATTGCTGGGCGCGCGCCGTGCTCAATGAGCGTTACCAGGATTATGACGCCACGGCGTCCGGGGTGAAGCGAGGGGAGGAACTGGCGGAGGCCAGCGGCGATCTGTGGCGTGATGCCCGCTGGGCTATCAGCCGGGTGCAGGATGCACCGCACTGCACGGTGGAGCTTATCTGATGAAAGTGCGTGCGCACCAGTATGACACGGTGGACGCGCTTTGCTGGCGTCATTACGGGCGTACGCAGGGTGTCACCGAGCAGGTTCTGCAGGCAAATCCGGGGCTGGCTGAGTATGGCCCTTTTTTACCGCACGGGCTGCAGGTGGAGCTGCCGGACATTCCGGCGACAACCACGGCGCAGACCGTCCAGCTATGGGACTGAATTATGACGCTTGAACGAATCAGCGCCTTTATCACTTACTGCATCGCTGTTTTGCTGGCATGGCTGGGCGATCTGTCGCTTAAGGATGCTTCAACGGTTGGCGGCGTGCTGATTGGTGTGCTGATGCTGGCTATCAACTGGTATTACAAGCACAAAACCTACCAGCTGCTGCGCGACGGGCAAATCACGCGGGGGGAATATGAATCCTTCAATCGTTAAACGCTGCCTTGTCGGAGTGGTGCTGGCTATCGCCGCCACGCTGCCCGGTTTCCAGTCGCTGAATACCTCTGTTGAGGGGCTGAAGCTGTTAGCCGATTTCGAGGGGTGCCGCCTGCAGCCTTATCAGTGCAGCGCGGGTGTCTGGACCGACGGGATCGGCAATACGTCCGGCGTGGCGCCCGGTAAAACCATTACGGAGCGGCAGGCGGCGCAGGGGTTAATCAGCAATGTGTTGCTGACGGAAAAAAGGCTGGATGCCTGCCTGAAGGTCAGACCCCCGCAGCATGTTTACGATGCGCTGGTAAGCATCGGCTTCAACGTGGGTACCGGCGCAATATGCCGATCCTCCATGGTGTCCTACATCAACCGCCAGCAGTGGTGGCAGGCATGCAACGAGCTGCCGCGCTGGGTTTACGTCAACGGTAAGAAAAATAAAGGGCTGGAGAACCGCCGCGCGCGGGAGTTGGCCTGGTGCTTAAAAGGAGCGTAATACAATGAAAAAGAAACTTATGAACGTGTTTTTTCAGATCGCCTGGGTGGTGTTGTTGATGGCCGCGCTGTTTTATCCACGCAGTAGCGCCCCGGTCCTGGTTGTTGCCGCTGTCTGGGTTATGAGCCTTTTAACCTGGGCGCTGACCTTATGTGGCGTGCTTGGCGCAATTGCCGGAGGTTCAGCAAAACAGTCCATCAAAGAGTTGCTCAGGAAATTCTTTGCTGCGCCGGATAAGCCGTTGCTCAGCTGGCTGATGAAAATCCTGATTGTTGTCTGCCTGGCGTGGTCCGGCTGGGTGATCACCCTGGTGTTTTATTTACTGACGCTGTTGGTTTACCGGGTTGCCCGTTCTCAGCTGTCAGAGACGGCAGCAGCCTGATGCGGGCGCTGGCGGTAGTGCTGGCGTTGACGCTTGCGGCGCTGGGCTGGCAGTCGTGGCGGCTTAACAATGCCAGCCACACCATCGAGACGCAGGGCGCGGCGCTGAAAAGCAAAGCGCAGGAACTGACGAAGAAAAACAGCCAGCTGATCGGCCTTTCCATTCTGACTGAAACCAACAGCCGGGAGCAGACGCGGCTTTATGCGGCGGCGGAGCAGACCTCCGCGCTGCTGCGTAACCGTCAGCACCGGATAGAGGAACTGAAACGTGAAAATGAGGATTTGCGCCGCTGGGCTAGCACTCCTTTGCCTGCTGACGTTATCAGGTTGCGGGAGCGTCCGGCCCTCGCCGGAGGTGCAGCTTACCGTGAGTGGCTGTCCCAGAGTGACGCAGTGCCGCCTGGAAAGGTCAGCGCCGCGCAGTAACGGCGATCTGAATGCGGTGCTGGATGAAACGGAGGCCGCCTGGGCGGCGTGTGCTGACAAAGTAGACACGATAATTGCGTGCCAGGAGCGAGACAGTGAACAAGCCGCAGTCTTTACGCAGCGCCCTGAATAAGGCGGTGCCGTATGTCCGCAGTAACCCGGACAAACTGCACCTGTTTGTGGATAACGGCTCACTGGTGGCAACCGGGGCCAGCTCCATGTCATGGGAGTACCGCTACACCCTGAACGTGGTGATCGAGGATTTCAGCGGGGACCAGAATCTGCTGATGGCTCCCGTTCTGCTCTGGCTCACTGACAATCAGCCGGATGCAATCAATAACCCTGAGCTGCGCGAAAAGCTGTTTACCTTTGACGTGGATATTCTGCGCAATGATGTGTGCGATATCAGTCTGAACCTGCAGTTGACGGAGCGAGTGCTTGTAAGCACAGACGGGGGCATGTCGAGCGTGGAGGCGGTGCCGGAACCGGACGTAGCGGAAGAGATGTGGACGGTGAAACATGGGTGAGCTACAGAGGGTGGATGACTGGCTGGCAGCGTTGCTGGCGAATCTTGAGCCTGCCGCGCGCAGCCGCATGATGCGGCAGCTGGCGCAGGAGCTGCGCCGCACGCAGCAGCAAAACATCAGGCTGCAGCGCAATCCCGACGGAAGCGGCTATGAGCCGCGCCGGGTCACGGCACGCAGTAAGAAGGGGCGAATTAAGCGCCAGATGTTTGCGAAACTTCGCACCACTAAATACCTGAAAACAACAGCCAGTGCGGATTCTGTCAGCGTGCAATTTGACGGCTCAGTGCAGCGCATTGCCCGCGTTCACCATTATGGCCTGCGTGATCGAACCAGTCGCAAAGGGCCGCAGATCCGCTACTCACAGCGCCGCCTGCTGGGTGTAGACGACAAGAGTGAAGAAATTACTAGTGATATCCTTTTGCGCTGGTTTATCAAAAACTGATTTCTAATTCATCTAATTTATTTCTCGCGTTATCCAGGTTGATTTCGTCATGGATTGCTTTTCCTGCCCCATCAGCGGAAGGATATATACTTGCCGCACTAAATCCAGCTTTATTGAGAAGCAAGTATGCTTTATATGTTTCTTTTATAGGGAGTGTATATTTGAAAAATACCGGATGTTGATAATCTCTTGAAAGTTGATCAAGCCCATGTATAACTGCTGGCTGTCCTCTACCTCCAGTATGCGGGTGAACACTAAAAAGTCCGAATTGCGCAGCAAGATGTGGGCTAATTGAGCCTGCTGAAGAATGCAACCTTATTTGCGGATGAAGGTTTATACGTTCTCTATTAAATGCCCATACGGCTAATTTGCTGGTTGGTGTCCATTTTTCATAATTAGCAATACATGAACTGACAGCAAAATAAATTGCTATATACGGAACTCGTGTCCAATCTAAAAGTCTGGTTGGCACACCATGGTGTTGTGCTAAGGCCATTACATCCAAAACCTCTGGATTAGGCCATGAGGAAGGGTTTGTAAGCCAGTAGTCCTGAAAACCAATGTCTAAATGTGCCCTACGAAAGTCTGGGCTATCACCAGGAATACGGATTCCGACTCTGTCACAATGTTTAACAAATGACATAAGAGTTATTATCTCACTTGCAACTATATCATCTGATGTTGATGCTGTTCTTCTTGCCAGGTATCGTGATGGTTTTCGAAGCGCTGATGGTATCAAACTCCAGTCAGCATTACCTTGCCCTCTATAAACAATGTTATCAATACAGTTTTGGTCAATCTGTTTTGTAGGGGATAAAGCATCCCATAGTTCATCCGCATTACTGTATTCACGTAGTTCGTAGGTTGGATATTTTCTAGAATTCATTTTCTTCATTTATAGCTTTGTGTGGAGTTCCATACAAGTTATCACACTGCATTTCAAAAGTAGCTAATGGCAATCTTAAGCCATGAATGCACAACTGACCGAAATCATGCGCCTTATCACCAACCTGATCCGCACCGGCACCGTGACCGAAGTGGACCGGGAAAACTGGCTGTGCCGGGTAAAGGTGGGCGAGCTAGAAACTAACTGGATTAACTGGCTGACACTGCGTGCCGGTGGCGGTCGCACCTGGTGGTGTCCGTCCCTGGATGAACAAGTGGTGGTGCTGAGCCTGGGCGGCAATCTGGAAACCGCTTTTGCGCTGCCTGCCATTTACTCCAATCAGTTTGCACCGCCGTCGAATTCTGTGGACGGCTGTGTAACGGAATACCCGGACGGAGGCTGGTTTGAATATGAACCCGCGACCGGCCGCTGGCACGTCAAAGGTATCAAATCAATGGTGATAGAGGCGGCTGACAACATCACCCTGAAAACCGGTGAGTTTGTTGTGGAAGCAAGCAACACGCGCATAAACAGCCAGGTGGTGATCAATGGTGGCGTCACCCAGGGCGGCGGTGCCATGAGTTCTAACGGGATCGTGGTGGATAACCATGCCCATATCAAAGTTATGAAAGGCGGCGATACCTCGGGAGGCCCGGTATGACGCTCTATATCGGCATGAGTCAGGGTAACGGCAGGGCTATCACTGATACGGAACACCTGCGCCAGTCAGTACGGGATATTCTGCTGACCCCGCAAGGGAGCCGAATTGCGCGCCGGGAATATGGCTCCCTGCTGTCTGCCCTGATAGACCAGCCACAGAACCCGGCGCTGCGTCTGCAGATCATGTCTGCGGTCTACGTAGCCCTGAGCCGATGGGAGCCACGGCTTACGCTGGATTCCATCACTATCAGCAGCAGCTTTGACGGCTCAATGGTGGTTGAGCTAACCGGGAAGCGCAATAACGGCGCGTCTGTATCCCTTTCAGTGCCAACAGGAGCAGATAATGGCAGTAATTGACCTTTCCCAGCTCCCGGCCCCGCAGATTATTGAGGTGCCGGACTTTGAGGCGCTGCTTGCTGAGCGCAAGGCAGCTTTTGTAGCCCTTCATCCGGTGGATGAACAGGACGCGGTGCGGCGCACACTTGAGCTGGAATCTGAACCCGTCACCAAATTACTGCAGGAAAACACATACCGGGAAATCCTGCTGCGTCAGCGAATCAATGAGGCTGCGCAGGCGGTCATGGTGGCTTATGCCATGGGTAGTGATCTCGATCAACTGGCAGCCATTAATAACGTAAAACGACTTACGATCATTCCCGGAGACCCGACGGCGATTCCGCCGGTTCAGGCGGTGATGGAGTCTAATAATGATTTACGCCAGCGCATACCGGCGGCAATGGAGGGTTTGAGCGTGGCTGGCCCATCTGCTGCCTATGAATTTCACGCGCGCAGTGCTGATGGCCGTGTGGCTGATGCGTCAGCTATCAGCCCGACACCGGCAAATGTCACCGTTACCATACTTTCCCGCGAAGGAGATGGAACGGCAGCGGCAGACCTGCTCGCTGTTGTGGCTGCTGCGCTCAATGATGAAAGTGTGCGCCCGGTGGCTGACCGGGTAACAGTGCAGTCTGCCTCCATCGTGAATTATACGATTAATGCCCAGCTCTATCTCTATCCAGGGCCGGAGGCGGAGCCTATTAAAGCGGCCGCTATTGAGCGATTGCAATCCTACATTAAAGCTCAGGCACGGCTGGGACGTGATATCCGCAGATCTGCCATTTACGGTGCGCTCCATGTGGAAGGAGTCCAGCGTGTAGAGCTGACCGCGCCTGCAGTTGATGTGGTGCTGGATAAATCAAAAGCGGCTTACTGCACAGCAGCAACCGTAACCATCGGGGGAACGGATGAATAGTCTGCTTCCTCCGGGATCGTCTGTCCTTGAGCGCCGACTGGCGCAGGCCTGCAGCGATATCAGCAACCTTGATGTGCCACTGCGTGACCTGTGGAACCCCTGGAGATGCCCGGTGAAGTTTCTGCCCTATCTGGCGTGGGCGTTTTCGGTTGACCGCTGGGATGAAGCCTGGGCAGAGAACGTCAAGCGCCAGGCTGTCAGTGACGCCTTTTTCATTCACCGCCGCAAAGGGACGCTTGCCGCTATCCGCAGTGCGGTTGGCCCGCTTGGGCGAATCATCGGTATTACGGAATGGTGGGAAAACAATGCCACGCCTGGCACGTTCGAACTGGACATTGGAGTGCCGGAAAGCGGTATGACGCCAAACATGAATATCGAAATGGACCGACTGATCAGTGATGCCAGGCCCGTCAGTCGTCACTGCTCAATCAATATTGTGCAGGAAGTGCCGGGTTATCTGTACACCGGCGGGGCCATCTATGACGGCGACATTATTACGGTTTATCCAGGGTAATTATCATGGCGAAATTTAAAACTATTATCACCACAGCAGGTGCCGCAAAAATCGCGGCGGTTCTGGCTGGCACCGCCAGCATTGTTCTGGACAATACCGCAAAAATGGCCGTGGGTGATGGCGGCGGCACGCTGCCCACTCCGAACCCTGCCCAGACAAAACTGGTCAGGGAGGTTTACCGCGCGCCGATTAACAGAGCGAGCATTGATGCCAGCGATCCGAAAAATATTGTTGTTGAACTGGTGATTCCACCGGAAAAACCGGAAACGAGTGGGTTCTGGATTCGTGAAATGGCGCTGTATGATGCCGCCGGAACACTTCTGGCCGTCGGCAACATGGCAGAAACCTACAAGCCATCATTAAGCGAAGGTGCCGGGCGCAAAATGGTGATCCGCATGGTGATTGCGGTCAGCGAGGTCAACGCGATCACCATCACCATGGACACGTCAACCGTGATGGCCACGCAGGATTATGTTGATAGTGAAATCGACAAGCACGCAAAATCCCGCAACCACCCGGACGCTACCCTGACTGCAAAAGGCTTTACGCAGCTCAGCAGCTCGACAACCAGCATATCCGAAACGCTGGCCGCCACCCCAAAAGCGGTGAAAACCGTCATGGATGAGGCCAAACTCAAAGCGCCGCTTGCAAGCCCGGCGCTGACCGGCACGCCGACGGCACCGACGGCTGCTGCAGGTAATAATTCGCAGCAGCTCGCAAACACGCAGTTTGTTATGACAGCAATCGCTGCGCTGGTTAACTCCTCGCCTGGCGCACTGGATACGCTCAGCGAACTGGCGGCGGCCCTCGGAAATGATCCGAACTTTGCAACTACCATGCTCAATGCCCTGGCCGCCAAAGCGCCGCTTGCCAGTCCTGCATTGACCGGAAAGCCGACAGCGCCCACAGCACCGCAGGCCTCAAATGATACGCAGCTGGCAACAACCGAATTTGTCACCCGTGCGGTGGCACCCGCATTGTTGGTGCGCGGCAGCATCCCGGCCAGTTCGCACCTTAACAACTTTGGGCCAACTTCCGACTATACAGGCGTGTGGAGTCAATCGAGCGTAAGCGCTACCGCTGCCGACATTGCGAATGGATATCCGGCAGCAGAGCGAGGAGTGCTGGAAGTTTTCGCAGGGGGACGCAACAACGGCACGCAGCGATATACAACTGACGGCGGTCGAATCTTCATTCGCTGGCTTAACGCAGTATGGAATGCAGCAAGCCCCTCATGGTCTGACTGGACGGAGGTTGGAGGATTAAGCTCAAACACGGTACTGCCTGCGTCTGCCACCCTTTCAGATGCCGCATACTTTGCGCAAAACCAGACTTACGTATTATCCGGTTCACGGTCTGATTTACCTGCTGGTATAAACGGTAACGCCGTCATTATGTCGATTCGCCGCCAGGGTGGAACGATCGCAGGGCTTAATCAGCTCCTGTTTACCACTGTCGGAACGTATGAACGCCATGGCGCACCTAACGCGACAACCGGATGGACTTCAGTCAGCTGGTATCCAGGTGGCGATGCTAACGGCTGGCGGCTGATTGGCGCTGATGCAATGGCGGCGATTGGTATAGGCCAGTCAAACGTTGCACCGACTGATCCCATCGACTGGCAACAGATTGATATGGTTACAGGTCAGAAGAGGCTAACCACATATACTGCAACCGCATGGTTAAACCCCCCCACGGGCATTACGTATAACTCAGGGACAAACGTCGATATTACCTGCGTTATCAATCAGCCAAACCGTTTGGTTTTGCGCCTTACGTCTAATGCTCAATCAAATGGCAACCGCGCGGAATATGTTGTTACCTGTACCGGTGCCAAAGGAAGCCGAAATTTTACTGTTGTTCAAAGCTTTAACAACGACTCGTCAACCGTAATCCCGCTCGCCAATGGTGGGCTTGGCGAAACTACGCCAGAAGGTGGCCGTAAAACTCTCGGTTTTGATGATTTGGGGATTGGCATAGCAACACAACTACCAGTTTCATCTTTCGATTGGCAACAAGCTGATTTTAAATCAGGTCAGAAACTGCTGGTTAACGTTACCGGCTGGCTGAACGCACCGGCGGAACTTAAATTTTTATCCGGCGATGTGGTGAATATCGAATGTGTAATTTGCCGAACAGCAAATAACAGATATTCAGTCAGGATCACCTCTCAATCACCAACATCAGGATTTAACTACGATCAGACCGTCGTTATCTCTGGCGCGAAGGGTTCACGAACATTTTTCGTGATGCAGAACTTCAATAGCGCATCCTCAACCGTAGTGCCTGTTGTCAACGGAGGCACCGGCTCGTCTACTCCGGCAGGTGGTCTTGCCAATCTTGGAGGCGCACCGCTGGTCAGCCCCGCCTTAACCGGCATACCGACGGCACCGACGCCAGCACAGACAGTGAATAACACGCAGATAGCAACCACAGCTTTCGTAAAAGCTGCCATCGCTGCGATTGTTAATGGCTCTCCCGCGGCACTGGATACGCTTAAGGAACTGGCAGATGCCCTGGGGGGGGATGCTAATTTCTCTACAACTGTGCTGAATGCATTATCCGGTAAGCAACCCATTAATGCGGCGTTAACGTCTTTATCTGGACTTACTGGCGCTGCCGATAAGCTGCCGTATTTTGTCGGCAAGGATCTGCTGGTCCTGTCCGATTTCACCGCCTTTGCCAGAACCTTACTGTCACGCAACAGCGCGGCGCTGGTACGGGCAGATTTGAACATCCTTACCGGCCCTGGCTGGTACAAGCTCGGCGATCTGCTGATCCAGTACGGCACAATAGATTTTACGAATACAACAACCAAAACAATCAACTTCCCAATCCGATACCCCACAAAGGTGGACCAGGTGATCGTTTCAGATGCGGGATGGGGTGGAGGGAATATGTGGGGCGCGACCGAACAACAGCCGATTGGCTTCACTGCTCACGTGAATGTCTCTGAGGAAGGCGGTCAGTGGATTTCTTTCGGGAGGTAATATGAGTGAATATGTTTATAGCGCATATGAGAATGCGTTTTTCCCCAACTCTCTGAGGGATTCTTACGAGCAGGCAGGTACGTGGCCGTTCGACGGGGTGGAGGTGGACAGTGAGACTGCTGCCCAATTTATGGGTGATCCTCCCCCTGGTAAGCAACGGGCCGCGGGGGAAAATGGAATGCCCTGCTGGGAGGATATTCCACCGCCCACGCCAGAACAGCTAAAAGCGGCGGCAATTCTTAGATTAACAGCATTGCGCAAAGAGGCGGATTCGGTAATAGTCCCCCTGAAAGATGCCTCAGAGGGGGGTTATATTGACGAGGCAGATAAACCCAGGCTGACGGAATGGCAGAAGTATCGCTACAGTCTGACAAAGGTTGACCCAGAAAACCCAATCTATCCTGATAAACCGCTATGACAAAAGGCCGCTTATGCGGCCTCTTTTTTTACCTCCTTATTCCGGCAGGTGATGCAAAGGAAACATGGTGATTTAGCCCACACATGCGGGGATTTTTTAACCCTTTCGTTGTGCCATTCCCCAGACAAAGCCCGCCGCGTGCGCCGCGCGCATATCAACCAGAACATAGGCGTACCCCCTGTAACCGGAGAGACTGCCTTATGGCTCAGGATTACCACCACGGTGTGCGCGTTGTTGAAGTCAACGACGGCACCCGATCCATTACCACGGTAAGCACCGCTATCGTGGGCATGGTTTGCACCGGCGACGATGCAGATGCGTCCATGTTCCCCCTCAACAAGCCGGTCCTGCTGACCGATGTACTGACCGCCAGCGGCAAAGCGGGCGAGTCCGGCACGCTGGCGCGCTCGCTGGATGCGATTGCAGACCAGGCAAAACCTGTGACGGTTGTCGTGCGTGTGGCGCAGGGCGAAACCGAAGCGGAAACCACCTCCAACATTATCGGCGGCGTGACCGCTGACGGTAAAAAAACCGGTATGAAGGCTCTGCTTTCGGCGCAATCGCAGCTTGGTGTTAAGCCGCGCATTCTCGGTGCGCCAGGGCATGACACGCAGGCAGTTGCCACTGAGCTGCTCAGCGTGGCGCAGAGCCTGCGCGGGTTTGCCTACCTGTCCGCCTATGGCTGCAAAACGGTGGAGGAGGCTATTGCTTATCGCGATAACTTCAGCCAGCGCGAAGGGATGCTGATCTGGCCTGACTTCATCAACTTTGACACCGTGCTGAATGCAGATGCGAAGGCTTACGCTTCCGCCCGTGCACTCGGCCTGCGCGCCAAAATTGACGAACAGACCGGCTGGCACAAAACCCTGTCCAACGTCGGCGTGAACGGTGTTACCGGGCTTTCGGCAGATGTGTTCTGGGATCTACAGGACCCGGCCACCGATGCGGGCCTGCTGAACCAGAACGATGTGACCACGCTGATCCGCAAAGACGGCTTCCGCTTCTGGGGTTCCCGCTGCCTCAGCGACGATCCGCTGTTTGCCTTTGAAAACTACACCCGCACGGCGCAGGTGCTGGCTGACACCATTGCAGAAGCGCACATGTGGGCGGTGGATGGTGTGCTTAACCCGTCACTGGCCCGCGACATTATCGAAGGTATCCGCGCCAAACTGCGCAACCTGAAAACGCAGGGCTACATCATCGGCGCAGACTGCTGGCTGGATGAGTCTGTGAACGATAAGGACTCCCTGAAAGCCGGGAAACTCACAATCGACTACGACTACACGCCGGTGCCGCCGCTTGAAAACCTGATGCTGCGCCAGCGCATCACCGATCAATACCTGCTGGATTTCTCCAGCCGGGTCAGCGCTTAAGGGGACCACATGGCTTTACCACGCAAGTTAAAACATCTGAACCTGTTCAACGACGGGAACAACTGGCAGGGGATCATTGAGTCCATGACCCTGCCGAAATTCACGCGCAAATATGAGAAATATCGCGGTGGTGGTATGCCCGGTGCGGTTGATGTGGACATGGGACTGGATGACGGCGCGCTGGACACGGAATTTTCCATTGGCGGCACCGAACTGCTGCTCTTTAAGCAGATGGGCAAAACCACGGTGGACGGCATCCAACTGCGTTTCACCGGCTCTATTCAGCGGGACGACACCGGAGAGGTGCAGGCCGTGGAGCTGGTCGTGCGCGGACGCCATAAGGAAGTGGATTCCGGCGAGTGGAAGACCGGCGAAAGCAACACCACCAAAGTCAGCAGCACCAACAGCTACGCGAAGCTGACCATTAACGGCGAAGTGCTCTATGAGGTCGATCTGGTCAACATGATTGAAATCGTTGACGGCGTGGACCTGATGGAAGCGCACCGTAACGCGCTGGGCCTCTGATTAACCTTAACGGCGCGGGCAGCCGCGCCAGTAACTCATTAACAGGAAAAGAACATGACCGACACGCTGACCGAAAAGACCGTACAGCTGGATACCCCTATCAAGCGCGGTAACAGTGAAATCACGGAAATTGTGCTGCGCAAACCCCAGTCCGGCGCGCTGCGTGGCACCCGCCTGCAGGCCATTATGGATATGGACGTGGGCGCAATGATGACCGTCATTCCGCGTATCTCCACGCCGACCCTGACGGCGCAGGAAATGGCAGAGCTTGACCCTGCCGATCTCACTGCATTGTCCGTTGAGGTAGTGACTTTTTTGTTGAAGAAGTCGGTGCTTGCCGGTTTACCGACAGCCTGACGGTTGACGATCTGGTGGCAGATATCGCCACCATTTTTCACTGGCCGCCGTCCGTCACTGACGTTATGCCGCTGACCGAAGTGCTGGAGTGGCGGCATAAAGCGATACAGAGAAGCGGGGCCAGCGATGAGTGACACTAACCTGCGTCTGCAGGTGATTCTTAATGCGGTTGATAAACTCACCCGCCCATTCCGTTCTGCGCAGGCCAGCTCAAAAGAGCTGGCTACCGCCATTCAACAAAGCCGCGCCAGGCTGAAAGAGTTAGACGCTCAGGCGGGTAAAGTTGAGGGCTTTCGTAAATCCAGCGCGCAGCTGGCAATCACCGGTAATAACCTTAAAGCTGCCCGCGAAGAAGCGGCCCGGCTCGCCACGCAGTTTACCGATACAAACCGCCCGACGGCGGCGCAGGCCCGCCTGCTTGAGCAGGCCAGAAACCGCGTTTCGGAGCTGCAGACCAAATACAACGGCCTGCGGCAGTCGGTGCAGAAGCAACGCCTTGCGCTGAACGAGGCCGGAATGGATACCCGGAAGCTCAGCAGCGCCCAGCGCGAGCTGCGCCAGAATGCCGACGAAACCCGGCAGGCGCTGGACCGTCAGCAGAAATCCCTTAAACGGCTCGGTGAGCAGCAGGCCAGGGTTAATGCCGTCAGGGAGCAGTATTCCCGCAGCCTGGAAGTGCGGGACCGCATCGCCGGGGCCGGGGCCACGACTTCAGCCGCAGGGCTGGCAATGGGCGCGCCGGTCGTGGCGGCGGTGAAAAGCTATGCCAGCATGGAAGATGCCATGAAAGGCGTGGCAAAGCAGGTCAATGGACTGCGTGACGATGACGGAAACCGCACCGCGCGGTTCTATGAAATGCAGGATGCGATCAAGGCTGCCAGCGAACAGCTGCCCATGGAAAATGGCGCGGTGGACTATGCCGCCCTGGTCGAGGGTGGCGCGCGTATGAACGTGGCGAACCCGAATGATTCATGGGAAGACCAGAAGCGTGACCTTCTGGCCTTTGCCAGTACGGCAGCCAAAGCGGCAACCGCGTTTGAACTGCCCGCCGATGAACTGTCCGAAGGCCTGGGTAAAATCGCCAGTCTCTACAAGGTGCCGACCCGCAATATTGAGCAGCTGGGCGATGCGCTGAACTATCTGGACGATAACGCGATGTCTAAGGGCGCGGACATTATCGACGTGCTGCAGCGCATGGGGGGCGTGGCTGACCGTCTGGACTTTCGTAAGGCTGCGGCGCTTGGCTCCACGTTCCTGTCACTGGGCGCAGCGCCGGAGGTGGCAGCCAGTGCCGCAAACGCCATGGTGCGTGAGCTGTCCATTGCCACCATGCAAAGTGACCGCTTTATGGATGGCATGGATATGCTGAAGCTCAAGCCAGAAGAGCTTGAAAAGCAGATGACGAAGGATGCCATGGGCACCATTCTGCGGGTGATGGAAAAGGTGGAAAAGCTGCCGCAGGACAAACGCCTGTCCGCCATGACAATGCTGTTTGGCAAGGAATATGGCGATGATGCAGCAAAGCTGGCTAACAACCTGCCGGAGCTGCGCCGTCAGCTGCAGCTCACTGCCGGTAATAGCGCAGATGGCTCAATGCAGAAAGAGTCCGACATCAACCGGGATTCCCTTTCTGCGCAGTGGATGCTGGTAAAAACGGGGGCGCAGAACGCCTTCAGCAGCCTGGGCGAAACGCTGCGTCAGCCGCTGATGGATATCATGGATTACGTGAAAAGCGTAACCGGGGCGCTACGGCGCTGGATTGAAGTTAATCCGCAACTGGCAGGCACGCTGATGAAAGTGGCTGCCGCTATCGCTGCGATCACGCTTGGGCTTGGTACGTTAGCTGTTGTGGTGGCGGCTGTGCTGGGGCCGCTGGCGGTTTTGCGGTTTGGCTTTTCCATGCTTGGCGTAAAAACGCTGCCGTCTGTATTCACGGCGGTTAAGCGCACCGGCAGCGCGCTGACATGGCTGGCAAATACACCACTTTCCCTGGTTCGACGCGGAATGGCTTCCACGGGTAGTAGCACTGGCATGCTTACTGCCCCGCTGAATGCTCTGCATCGCTCAGCCGGAATTGTGGGCAATGCACTGAAAGCGGTGGCGGGCGCGCCAGTGGCAGTATTTCGCGCCGGAATGACCGGAGTGCGCAGCGTGATAGCTGCAGTGATGAACCCCCTGGCGGCGCTTCGTGGAGGGCTGACCGCTGCCGGGGGAGTTTTGCGCTTTCTGGTATCCGGTCCGCTCACCTTACTTCGTGGTGCACTTTTCGGTATTTCGGGACTGCTGGGCGCGCTACTCAGCCCTGTCGGGCTGGTAGTTACTGCACTTGCGGGTGTGGCACTGGTCATCTGGAAATACTGGCAGCCAATCGGCGCTTTTCTGGGAGGCGTGGTGGAAGGGTTCAGGGCTGCGGCCGCTCCCATCAGCGCAGCCTTTGAGCCTGTCCGGCCTTTATTCCAGTGGATAGGGGATAAAGTACAGGCGTTATGGGGATGGTTCCGGGATCTGCTGACGCCGGTTAAATCCACGGCGGAGGAGCTGAACAACGCGGCCGCCATGGGGAAAAGGTTTGGTGAGGCCCTGGCTGAAGGCCTGAACATGGTGATGCAGCCGCTGGAGTCGCTTAAATCGGGCGTAACGTGGCTTCTGGAAAAGCTGGGCATTGTCAGCCAGGAAGCTGCGAAAGCGAAGCTGCCGGACCAGGTGGTGAAGCCGCAGCCCGCCACGGTGAACGGTGACGGAAAAGTGGTGCTGCCGCCTGGCGGATTTCCCATGATGGGCTTTGCGGGTATGTATGACAACGGGGGCGCTATCCCGCGCGGCCAGTTTGGCATAGTCGGTGAGAATGGCCCTGAAATTGTGAACGGCCCGGCAAACGTGACCAGCAGGCGGCGCACGGCGGCGCTGGCATCGGTTGTGGCCGGAACCCTGGGCATGGCGGCGGCACCTGCAGAAGCTGCACCCCTGCATCCGTTCAGCCTTCCCGCCATGGCATACAAACAGAGCCAGCCCGCGAAGGCGGAGCGCGCACCGGCAGTAATGCACTTTGAAACGCACGCGCCGATCACAATTCATGCGCAGCCAGGGCAGAACCCGCAGGATATTGCGCGCGAAGTTGCCCGCCAGCTCGACGAGCGGGAACGCCGCACCCGCGCGAAGGCGCGCAGCAATTACAGTGACCAGGGGGGATATGAATCATGATGATGGTGCTGGGGCTATACGTTTTCATGCTGCGCACGGTGCCGTATCAGGAGCTGCAGTATCAGCGCAACTGGCGGCATGCGGTTAACAGCCGCATCAATCGCCGCCCGTCAACGCAGTTTCTTGGCCCGGACAACGACTCGCTGACGCTGTCCGGCGTCCTGCTGCCGGAAATCACCGGGGGCAGGCTGTCACTGCTGGCGCTGGAGCAGATGGCGGAACAGGGCAAGGCATGGCCTCTGATTGAGGGCAGCGGGACTATATACGGCATGTTTGTGATTGAGGGTCTGAGCCAGACAAAGACGGAATTTTTCGAAAGCGGGATGCCGCGGCGGATTGAGTTCACGCTGACGCTCAGGCGGGTGGATGAATCGCTGTCCGATATGTTCGGCAGCCTGAGCGACCAGCTCAGTAACCTGAAAGACTCCGCATCGTCTGCGATAGGGAATATTACCAATACGGTTGGAGGGTTACTGCAGTGAATTTCAGTTCTGAACTTCTTAGCCTGTACGGGAAAAGCCCGGCCTTCAGTATTGTTATCGAAGGTAAGGACGTTACAACCGCACTGGATAATCGCCTGATGGGCGTGACGCTCACCGATAACCGGGGCTTTGAAGCGGACCAGCTTGATCTGGAACTGGACGACGCGGACGGGCAGATTGTCCTGCCGCGTCGTGGTGCGGTCATTCAGTTTGCGCTGGGGTGGGAAGGCCAGCCGCTTTTCCCTAAAGGGGCGTTTACAGTCGATGAAATTGAGCACAGCGGCGCGCCTGATCGCCTCACGATTCGCGCCCGCAGTGCTGATTTCCGCACAACCCTGAATATCCGCCGCGAAAAGTCCTGGCATCAGACAACTTTGGGAGACGTTATCAGGGAAATCGCCACCCGCCATAATCTGCAAATGGCTATCGGTCAGGACCTGTCAGAACGGCCACTGGATCACCTGGACCAGACGAACGAAAGCGACGCAAGTTTTCTGATGAAGCTGGCACGCCAGTACGGGGCTATAGCATCAGTCAAAAGCGGCAATCTGCTGTTTATCCGGCAGGGGCAGGGGAGAACAGCAAGCGGAAAGCCGCTGCCGGTTGTGACCATCACGCGAAAGGATGGTGACGGCCACCGTTTCACCCTGGCAGATCGTGGCGCTTATACCGGCGTTATTGCCAGCTGGCTGCATACCCGGGAGCCAAAGAAAAAGGAAACGATGAAAGTTAAGCGCCGCAGGAAGACCACGAAACCAAAGGAGCCGGAGGCTAAACAGGGGGATTACCTGGTCGGTACGGATGAAAACGTGCTGGTACTTAACCGGACCTATGCCAACAGGGCTAACGCTGAACGGGCTGCAAAAATGCAGTGGGAACGGCTGCAGCGCGGGGTGGCTTCGTTTTCCCTGCAGCTCGCAGAAGGTCGGGCCGATCTCTATACGGAAATACCGGTAAAGGTCAGCGGCTTTAAACAGCCAATAGATGATGCGGAATGGACCATAACCACCCTGACCCATTCTATCGGCCCGGATAGCGGCTTTGTTACCAGTATTGAGCTTGAAGTGAAAATTGATGATCTCGAAATGCAGTGAGAGGTTCTCATTATTGAATAATAGTGTATCATTATTGCGATATCAGCAAAGGTAAGGGGGGAAACTATTATGATGAACTGCCCATTGTGTGGACTGGCAGCACATACACGCAGCAGTTTTCAAGTGTCCAGCGAAACTAAAGAACGCTATAACCAGTGCACTAATATCGAGTGCGGTCATACATTCGTAACGCATGAAACATTTGTTCGCTCAGTGTGCCGACCTCAAAGAATCGGCGCAGCCCCACCTCACCCAAAAGGCATGCAGGAACAATTTGCATACTAACCCGCTAAGGCGGGTTTTTTTATGCCTGCCGCCGCCACAACCAAAATGCTGTCGCCATTTTGCCGCCACTGGCATAAAAAAAGGGGCTACGCTTTCACGTAACCCCTTGTTTTATTTGGTGGAGCTGGCGGGAGTTGAACCCGCGTCCGAAATTTCTACATCCTCGGTACTACATGCTTAGTCAGTCTTTACATTCGCTGGCCAGCTGCGGACGGACACGCCACTGACAAACTAGCCTGATTAGTTTTAACGCTTCAACCCCAGGCAGGGCCTCCACGCGATCTCTTTTGGGTTTGACCTCTCTTTGATCCCCGTCTTAAGAGCGGAAGCTAGGGAGAGAGGGCTCTTAGCAGGTTATTAAGCTGCTAAAGCGTAGTTTTCGTCGTTTGCGACTATTTTTTTGCGGCTTTTTACGAGGCAAACCGCCCCTCGGCATGCACCTTGGGTTTCGCAAATCCCGTCGAATCCAGAATCAGCCCCAATAGTGTTACAGCAAGTATACCAGAATTTGCAGACCGGTTACCACCCCGGAACGCTAACTTATTGAATCGCTCAATAAGTATCCGGAAATTAACGGCCTGCGTGCTTCATGATGCGCGCTTTATCGACCTGCCACTCGCGATCTTTCACATCGTTACGCTTGTCGTGCTGCTTCTTACCTTTCGCCACGCCGATTTTCACTTTGCACCAGGCGTTCTTCCAGTACAGCGACAGGGCGAGCACGGTGTAACCTTCGCGGTTGATACGCCCGAAGAGCGAATCCAGCTCACGTTTGTTCAGCAGCAGCTTACGGGTGCGGGTCGGATCGCAAACATAGTGAGAAGAGGCGACCGTCAGCGGCTGAAAGTTCGCGCCAAACAGAAAGGCTTCGCCATCCTTAAAGATCACGTAGCTGTCACCGATGTTGGCTTTACCCGCGCGCAGCGATTTAACTTCCCAGCCCTGCAGCGCAAGGCCAGCTTCGAATTCTTCTTCGATGAAATACTCGTGGCGGGCACGCTTGTTGAGCGCAATGGTTGCCGAGCCAGGTTTATGTGCTTTTTTCTTCGTCATAAGTGTCGTAAAGCCGTAGGTAATCTGATGTCAAAAAGTCACCTCATTGCGTCCTGTGAGGTCTAACGCGCTATATTAGCATGAGATAAGGCTCAGCGTTTTTTTAACAGGTGATAAATGTTATTATTTGTTGGTTGTTTGATCAGGAAAAATGTTATGCCTCAGATTAGTCGTACTGCGCTTGTCCCTTACAGTGTGGAACAGATGTACCAGTTAGTGAATGACGTACAGTCATATCCGCAGTTTATCCCGGGGTGCACCGGGAGCCGCGTGCTGGAGTCAGGCCCGACGCAAATGACGGCGGCAGTGGATGTCTCCAAGGCCGGGATCAGCAAAACCTTCACTACCCGTAACACGCTGACCAATAACCAGAGTATTCTGATGCATCTGGTGGATGGTCCTTTCAAAAAACTGATGGGTGGATGGAAGTTCGTTCCGCTGAGTGCCGATGCCTGCCGGATCGAATTCCATCTTGACTTCGAGTTTACCAACGCCCTGATTGAGCTGGCGTTTGGCCGCATATTTAAAGAGCTGGCGGCCAATATGGTTCAGGCGTTCACCGTGCGCGCCAAAGAGGTCTACAGTGCAGCCTGA